ATGCAATCCATTAACTTCCGTACCGCGCGCGGCAACCTTTCTGAAGTGCTCAACAATGTTGAAGCCGGGGAAGAGGTTGAAATCACCCGCAGAGGCCGTGAGCCAGCAGTAATTGTCAGCAAGGCTACTTTCGAAGCCTACAAAAAAGCGGCGCTGGATGCTGAATTTGCATCCCTGTTTGACACCCTGGACTCCACCAACAAGGAACTGGTTAACCGATAATGAGGCATATATCACCGGAAGAACTTATTGCGCTTCATGATGCGAATATAAGCCGCTACGGCGGCCTGCCGGGAATGTCAGATTCGGGTAGGGCAGAGGCCATTATCGGGAGAGTTCAGGCCAGAGTTGCCTACGAAGAGATCACCGACCTTTTCGAAGTCTCCGCCACCTACCTGGTGGCTACAGCGAGAGGGCATATATTCAATGATGCCAATAAGCGTACCGCGCTAAACAGTGCGCTGCTATTTCTACGCCGTAACGGGGTGCAGGTATTTGATTCACCTGAACTGGCAGACCTTACTGTAGGCGCTGCGACTGGCGAGATATCTGTATCTTCTGTCGCCGCCACGTTACGTAGATTGTATGGTTCTGCGGAGTAGATTAATGGCACGCAAATACAACAAATTGTCCCGTGAAGCGTTAAAGATGCTTCTTGATGGCGTGAGTCGCCGCAAGGTAAAGCAATACCTGGTTGGTAAGCAAATTGGAGTCAGGACCGCTATTGCTGTGTTATGCCGTCAGGAAATGGTTGTGCTTAAACAGAGAATGCCGGGCAGCAGATAAAGCCCAATCAGTGATTAAAGGTGTGATGTGAAAGCCGTAATTACTCCCTTTGTACAGAAAGAGCTTGGCCTCGCCACGTTCAAAGTGGATCAGGAGGTCAGAAAGCTGGTGGAGGCTGGCCGTAAATTTATTATGGAGCCGGTGCCGCGTGAGTTAATCGAGCACATGGAAGACGGCCTCGTTGTTACCGAGCAAACCATGGCAACAAATGAGGCGTTGCAGCCGTTTTTTAACAGCGATGAACTGTTTCGCCGTATTGGTGGAATTGACGCGCTGGTGGCGTGGTTGCGTAGGAAAGAGGGTCAATGCCAGGCCGCAGATCGTAGTTGGTGTGACAACCATATTGTCCACGCTGAACGAGACAATAGCGCGGTGTTGTTGTGCTGGCATCACGATAACCATTACCGGATGCGTGGTTTTAATGAGCTGAAAGAAACGCTGCACAATAATCGCGTTAACTGGATACTGGATGTCGCCCGTCAGGAAATGGGCCTTTCAAATAGCCATGATTTAAGTATTCAGGAGCTGTGCTGGTGGGCTTTCATGCGCAACATGATGCACCTGATGCCGGAAGAAGTCTGCCGCATATCAATAAATAAGATGAAGGCTACTCCGCAGGATAGCGGACCTCTGAAAGAGGCGGATATTCGCCCGTATGACGATCGCGCTACAGCATATGTTCAGATGATGGAAGAACGCGCCGCGCCGATGCGTGCAAAAGTATGCCCTGTGGATGTTGACTCCGACCCAGGTATGGCGCATTTCAAAATACCAAAACTTCAATCGCTAAAATTGCCCGAGTACATGGACTTTGTGGCTTCCCGTCCATGCTGTGGCTGTGGAGCTGCGGGAGCTGGCGCTCACATTACGCCTTATATCGTTCGTCATAGTCGATTATGCGCGCATGACATTTATGCTATTCCTCTGTGCCAGTCATGCCAGCGTGATATTGAGCGTGACCGCGATAATTGGGAGAAGACGCACGGTAGGCTGGCGATGCATCAACGATTGTTCTTTGATTACGCGCTTGGAGTCGGCGCTATCACAAGTCATTCGTCGAGCGTTAGATAAAATTGCTCTAATGTATTGCTATTTATTTAATCGATGGTATTATATTCGACGTTGATTAGTTGACATGGGCTAATCAGTAGGTGACAGGATGTTACTTAACTGGCAGGGACGCCACTTCATGGAAATAAATCACTCACGAATAACATCGTACGAGATTGCGGATTACATGATCCGCACTAAATCTCTTCTATCAGCGAAAGAACTCGCAGCAATTCTTGAAAAGGAATACCCGCATCTGGATGTCGATAAGCGCGATGTTTATCTGCGCTTAAAGGCTATCGCTGTGTCTAAGTATTCGTCTGTTTTGATTGATGACAGTACACGCCCACGTAGATTTCAGATCCACTCTCTGAATCCTGAATTCTTTCGCCGCAGCCGCGCGCCGCGCCGGTTTGATGAAAAACTCCAGAACGAACTCTATATGACGCAGGACGAAAAGGAACGCCGGGAGCACCAGCCTTGGGTAATGGCGCGTCAACTTTTCAATAAGGTGGTCCGTCAGCACCGTCATTACGGTAATGCCACATCCGCACGTATCTGATTGATTGCTTGCCCGTTCCGGGCCTTTTGACATGTGACTTTCGTTACCCTCGCGTCAAAAAGAGTTTTATACGAAAGGAAGCATAAGTGACCTGGGACGATCACAAGAAGAATTTTGCTCGCCTGGCGCGAGATGGTGGTTACACCATCGCACAGTATGCCGCCGAGTTTAATCTTAACCCTAATACCGCACGTCGTTATCTCCGTGCCTTCAAAGAAGACACCAGGACAGCGGACAGCCGCAAGCCAAATAAGCCAGTCAGGAAGCCACTAAAAAGCATGATCATTGATCACTCTAATGATCAACATGCAGGTGATCGCATTGCGGCTGAAATAGCGGAAAAACAAAGAGTTAATGCTGTTGTCAGTGCCGCAGTCGAGAACGCTAAGCGCCAAAATAAGCGCATAAATGATCGTTCTGATGATCATGACGTGATCACCCGCGCCCACCGTACCTTACGTGATCGCCTGGAACGCGACACCCTGGATGATGATGGTGAACGCTTTGAATTCGAAGCTGGCGATTACCTGATAGATAACGTTGAAGCGCGGAAGGCCGCGCGCGCTATGTTGCGTCGGTCCGGGGCCGATGTTCTGGAAACCACTCTTCTGGAAAAGTCTCTTTCTCATCTCCTTATGCTGGAGAACGCCAGGGATACGTGTATTCGCCTGGTGCAGGAAATGCGCGATCAGCAAAAAGACGATGATGAAGGTACTCCGCCTGAATACCGTATCGCGAGCATGCTAAACAGCTGTTCCGCGCAGATAAGCAGCCTGATCAACACCATTTACAGCATCCGGAATAACTATCGAAAAGAAAGCCGGGAGGCGGAAAAGCACGCTTTGTCTATGGGGCAAGCTGGCATTGTTAAGCTGGCATACGAACGAAAGCGTGAAAATAACTGGTCAGTGCTGGAAGCAGCTGAATTCATCGAGGCGCATGGCGGGAAAGTGCCGCCCCTGATGCTGGAGCAAATCAAAGCCGATCTGCGTGCTCCTAAGACCAATACCGATGATGAGGAAAGGCAAACAGCCGTCGGTGGCCCTTCTCTTGAAGATCTGGACAAAGTTGCGCGAGAACGGGCCGCCAACCGCCGCGCCGATGCCGCATTGTGGATTGAGCAGCGTAGGGAAGAAATCGCCGATATCGTTGATACAGGCGGTTATGGAGATGTTGATACTGAAGGTGTATCAAACGACCCATGGCTGGAACAAGACCTGGACGAAGACGAGGAGGAAGACGAAGAAGTTACCCGCAAGCTATACGGGGATGATGATTAATGGCCAGAAGTTGCGTAACGGACCCACGTTGGCGCGAGCTGGTGGCGCTATATCGTTATGACTGGATTGCGGCCGCTGATGTTTTGTTCGGCAAAACACCTACCTGGCAGCAGGATCTGATTATTGAGTCTGTGCAGGAACAGGGTAGCAAGACATCTGTTTCGTCTGGTCACGGTACCGGGAAATCAGACATGACTTCTATCATGATCATGTTGTTCATAATCATGTATCCCGGTGCCCGCGCCATTATCGTTGCGAACAAAATTCAGCAGGTAATGACCGGTATTTTCAAGTACATCAAGATAAACTGGGCTACTGCCACCAGCCGTTTTCCATGGCTTGCTGATTATTTTGTTCTGACAGAAACCGCTTTCTATGAGGTTACTGGTAAAGGGGTATGGACAGTTGTACCGAAGGGCTTTCGTCTGGGAAGTGAAGAAGCTCTCGCAGGTGAACACGCAGATCATCTTCTGTATATTATCGATGAAGCCTCCGGTGTCAGTGATAGAGCTTTCGGTATCATCACCGGTGCTCTTACCGGACAGGATAACCGCATCTTATTGCTGTCACAGCCTACACGCCCAAGCGGCTATTTCTACGATACTCACCATAAACTGGCCAAGCGTCCTGGTAACCCTGATGGCGTTTATACGGCGATCACGCTTAACAGTGAGGAATCACCGCTGGTAACGCCAGCATTTATCAAAATGAAGCTGGCGGAGTACGGCGGGCGTGATAACCCTATGTACATGATTAAGGTACGCGGCCTATTCCCTAAATCACAGGATGGCTTCCTTCTTGGACGTGATGAGGTTGAACGCGCAACGCGGCGGAAAGTCAAGATTGCCAAAGGATGGGGCTGGCTTGCATGTGTGGACGTTGCTGGTGGTACGGGACGGGATAAGTCCGTTATCAATATCATGATGGTGTCCGGCCAGCGAAATAAACGCCGTGTAATCAACTATCGAATACTGGAATACACAGACGTTACAGAAACGCAGCTTGCCGCCAAAATTTTCGCAGAATGTAATCCTGAGCGATTCCCAAATATCACCATAGCGATAGACGGCGATGGCCTGGGTAAAGCAACGGCGGATCTGATGTACGAGTATTATGGTATTACCGTACAGCGTATACGCTGGGGTAAAAAGATGCATAGCCGTGAAGATAAGAGCCTGTACTTTGATAAACGTGCTTATGCCAACGTTCAAGCCGCAGAGGCCGTAAAATCTGGTCGTATGAGACTGGATAAGGGTAATGAAACTATTGAGGAAGCGTCGAAAATTCCTGTAGGGATTAACTCCGCAGGTCAATGGAAGGTGATGAGTAAGGAGGATATGAAGAAAAAACTCAACCTGCACTCACCAGACCATTGGGATACATATTGTTTCGCTATGCTGGCGGATTATGTTCCCCAGGATGAAGTGCTTAGCGTCGAAGACGAAGCGCAGGTTGATGAAGCTCTGGCATGGCTTAATGAATGAATATTTGCTCTAATAAATTGTGTTTTTTAGCTACCGATGTTACATTGAACCTGACCTCTTGCGCCTTGAGGCATTTTCGGTTTATGCTTATCAGGCACCTCATTAAAACGGGTGCCGGGATTGGAACCCCGGATAATGCAAAAGGCGACACAGACGCCAAAAGCGTCTTTTTTTGTGTCATGCCATCGCACAGCCATACGTAGCACATAGCTCCGAGATCAATGGTAGTGCTGGCTGGGCTGCCGAAAGGCAGGCCGGTTCCCTTTTGCGCCGGTAGTTCCAACCCAGTCAGTGCTACCGCCATTGAGATTGGAACCTCACGCGGTAGCTCCTTAAGTTAGCAAAAGGAGGCTGCCATTATGGCTACTATCCCTACCCCAACTCACCCTGAATTTATCTGGCGCTTTTACTCCTGCCAGAAACGTCACTATCACTTCGTTATCGCAACAACAGAAGATGAGGCCCGCTCTCAGCTTCCTGACGCCCCATGTATTTTCTCTGCCCGTTTTTCCACTGATTCACGCAATTCTCTCAGTTACTGGTGTCTCCCTGTTAACGCTTCTGCTCAGGAGGGAGTATGAGAACGTCATTAGTCACCCGTGAAGAAATGATTGAGGCAATTGAACAGCACACAGCCTGTATCAGTACCAGGGATATACCGGGCGTTATTGCCAACTACTTCATGATCACCAAACAACTTTACCGGAGAAAGGACAAGAACGCGGTTCACCGCATTCTGCTAACCGATATCCGTGAATACCTGCTCGAACAGGGTCATCTGAATTACGCAACCGTCGCAGCCGAAGCACGCAAGGAGGCACACAGAATGAAAGCAACTAACGTTAAATCAGAAAAAATTCATGCAACTTCAGTTCAGGAATCAGAGCTGGTGGTTGTTCAGAATCAGTCTGATGAAATTCCCGTTCTGGAATGGCTGGGAGTGCGTGTAGTGACAACCAAGATCCTTGCTAAGGGGTATGGGACCGATGCGGATAACATCAAGAAGAACTTTTCCCGTAATGCCGAACGTTTTTGTGAAGGCAAGCATTTCTATAAAGTTATTGGAGATGATTTGAACAATTTGCGGGTGACTTTAAGTAACTCACAAAATCCCATCTCTCCTAAAGCCCGTTCACTCATCCTCTGGACAGAACGCGGCGCTGCCCGTCACGCTAAAATGCTCGAAACCGATCAGGCATGGGCATTCTTTGAAAAACTGGAAGACAGCTACTTCCGGCAAAAAGAACAGCAACCGGTTGCAATCCCCCAAACATTACCAGAAGCCCTACGCCTGGCTGCCGAACTGGCTGAACAAAAGCAGCTTCTGGAACAGAAAGCCCACCAGCTAAATCAGCAGCTGGTAGCCGCCGCTCCTAAGGTCGATTTTGCCGACCGGGTATCAGTAGCTAAAGGGATCCTGATTGGGAATTTTGCAAAGGTTGTTGGACTTAAGCAAAACGCGCTGTTTGCCTGGTTACGGGAGAACGGCATCCTGATAGCGTCCGGCGGACGTAAAAATGTGCCATTCCAGCAGTACATCAACGCCGGGTATTTCACTGTGAAAGAAGTGGTGCTAGATGATGAAGATGGCTACCAGATACGGCTGACGCCTCAATTAACGGGGAAAGGCCAGCAGTGGTTGACGCGTAAGCTGCTCGATGCTGGCTTGTTAAAACCGGTGGCGGCTGAATAATGGAAGAATGCCCGGTTGATGCCGGGCATAATTTATTGCGCGCTTTCGGGGTTGTCGTTTACTGGCTGCCCCTTCTTAGTTTTACGGCTGCGCGTAACTGATGCGGCTGACTTAACCTTTTTCTCTTCGCGAGTGATGGCAATTTGTTTTTTTACATTTTCAATATCTGCCAGGCGATATATTTTTGCCTGCGGCCAGCGGTCGCAGATGATCGGTTCTATGGAGTCATAAAGGCTAAATTTTGCTTTCTCGAATTCACCGTTGATGATGATTCCATCACGGAGAGTTTCATCGCAGATAAACACGCCACACAGCGGCACATGGTAACTAACTGATTTACCGTTATTGTAGTTAGGACTACTGGAGATGTAGTGAACGCGCAGCATTGTTTCGCTAAAGCCGTGTACGCGCATACGGAATTTTTCATCCTCCGGGTACTGCTTCATTAGCTCTTTTGTTGCTTCCAGGTTCTCTATGTATTTCGCACTGTGCTCATTGAACCCCGCGCTTTTTTGGATGCGAATGTCCTTATCAATCAGATGAATAATGCGGCCAGCGGTCATGTTGACGCTGTTTACAGCTTCTGTCTGATAGGTCGTAACCTTACGCACACCGCGAAGGATGTTAGGCACAGGATATAAAATAGTCTTTGGGATATTGAGGTCTGGGTACTGTTCCAGTTCCCGCGCCATTAAAGTCCATTTATCAATTTCAGCCTGAATGCTGTCCGTTTCTTTGAACGGCAGAACGACAACCGGGCGTACAGGACGACCGTCGCTGGCGGCATCAACGTGTTGGGCGCGTGCAACAGCTTTTTTTAGAAAGAGATCCCTGAAGCTGACGAACTCCTGGTACAGTTGTTCGCCGTAGACATAATTTATCATTGATCCTCCTCCAGAATTGACATGGTCAATAACGCCCGGCTGAGAAAACCGGTCATTACTGACCTATATTATAGAGGGAACAGACAAAAATAATAGATTTATTAGTGCATTTATTGTGAGTCTAACTGGTTAGTTGCCATGAGATATTCGATTGTGTCAGTGAGATCATCCAGGTCGTCTGGGGTGATGCGGTACTCCTGATTGGATATCTTTGAGTAGTGTTCAGCAATGGCGCGAGCAGCGTCGGTTTCGGCGGGGTCTACAGATAAAGCGTTAGAGCAATGTCTAACATCGTCGATGGTTGGTGGAATGAAAGCCATAATTATGCCTCACTGTATTGACAACACAGAGCCTGAAGCTCTGACCTACTGTTTCACCCATGTTCCATGCTGGGGTTATCTATCAACATTGCGCTGTGTGTAAGATGAGCAATGCATAGCGATAATGCCGTTGTATAAGGTTTCCCTGTTTGCTCATTTCCTTCTGAGCCGCTCTACAACGCTGAAGACACATTAAGTAGTGAGTCCAAAGTCGTATTACGAAACGGCGGCAAAACTATAATTTATTAGAGCAATTGTCAAACAACTATGAAAAACAATCCAGTATTTGGCTGGTGGAGTGGGATTTTTCTCTCAAATTTTATTGCTCTAATAATTCTTGATTTTTATGCGCAGCTGGACGTAGACTCCTCTTCGGACCTAATAGCTTCGTATAGCATACATTATACGAAGTTATCTTAAGGGTTATTGAACATGATCAATTTACCTGTAAATCCATACAGTTCAATACCTTATCAGGTCAAATAGTGATCACTTGATCATTTGATCAAGGTTGCGCTACGTAAAATCTGTGAAAAGTTGGCGGTGTTAGTCCTACAGATTTCGCGTAGCGCACTTAGCACCACCAATCAATCAGAGGTGAAAAATGGGATATTCAGCTGCTAAAGTGTCCACTCATCTTGAGCTTGAGAAAAACCGTGGTTACTGGCGGGCAAAAGGCTTTGAGCGTGATAGTTACCAACTGTCATTATCTCGCGGTGAAGAGAAAATAGAACGCACGCGCGGTCGCTGGCGTTTCTATGACGAGAACCATAACCAGGTAAAGGCAGAGCCGATCCTGTACACTCTGCTGAAAACAATAATTTAACTTGATTATGAGGTGATGAATGTTTAATGGCCTGACAGATGCCAAGGTAAACGCCTTACTGAACGACGCAAAACAAAAAGCTGCTAACCCTGGAACGAATGAAAATGAACGTGCTATGGCTGTTGCAATTTGGGAGTTAGCAGAAGAAGTAAAGCGAAACCGCTTACTATACACTCGGGTTTACCAGCAATTTGATGGTGCGAGCTGGATAGATATCGAAGAGGCTGAATATGCAACATGCAAAAAAGAAAAAAAGATTGTTCGGATTTTGCATAAAGCAGCAACCCCAATCACTGTAGAAATCCCCGATCACAGATATTTCGAGAACGATGATCTACCAGGGGATGTGATTCGAATTATTGATGAGATACTTCATGAACAAGGCTTAACTGTTAAAATTACGCATAATAAATGACTAATTCGTTAACCGTTCACCAAAATTTGCCTGCATTGCCGGTCGATGCAACGAGTGATGAGGTTCGCAAGAACCTGATGGATATGTTCAGGGATCGCCAGGCGTTTTCTGAGCATACCTGGAAAATGCTTCTGTCCGTTTGCCGGTCATGGGCGGCATGGTGCAAGTTGAATAACCGGAAATGGTTTCCGGCAGAACCTGAAGATGTTCGCGATTATCTTCTATATCTTCAGGCGCGCGGTCTGGCAGTAAAAACTATCCAGCAACATTTGGGCCAGCTAAACATGCTTCATCGTCGGTCCGGGCTGCCACGACCAAGTGACAGCAATGCTGTTTCACTGGTCATGCGACGGATCCGAAAAGAAAACGTTGATGCCGGTGAACGTGCAAAACAGGCACTGGCGTTCGAACGCACTGATTTCGACCAGGTTCGTTCACTCATGGAAAATAGCGATCGCTGCCAGGATATACGTAATCTGGCATTTCTGGGGATTGCTTATAACACCCTGTTACGTATAGCCGAAATTGCCAGGATCAGGGTTAAAGATATCTCACGTACAGACGGTGGGAGAATGTTAATCCATATTGGCAGAACGAAAACGCTGGTTAGTACCGCGGGTGTTGAGAAGGCACTTAGCCTGGGGGTAACTAAACTGGTCGAGCGATGGATTTCTGTCTCTGGTGTGGCTGATGATCCGAATAACTACTTGTTTTGCCGTGTCAGAAAAAATGGCGTAGCTGCGCCATCTGACACCAGCCAGCTATCAACTCGCGCCCTGGAAGGGATTTTTGAAGCAACTCATCGATTGATTTACGGCGCTAAGGATGACTCTGGTCAGAGATACCAGGCCTGGTCTGGACACAGTGCCCGTGTCGGAGCCGCGCGAGATATGGCCCGCGCCGGAGTTTCAATACCGGAGATCATGCAAGCTGGTGGCTGGACCAACGTAAATATTGTCATGAACTATATCCGTAACCTGGATAGTGAAACAGGGGCAATGGTGCGCCTGCTGGAAGATGGCGATTAGCCATTAACGCGTAAATGATTGCTCTAATTCTTTGATATTTATGGTGACATATGAGAAAGGATTTCAACATCGACGGAAAATATGTAGTGCTGTCTGTAAGCACTAATATTCAGTCGCCAGCCGTCATTGTCACTGTAAAGCTGAGCGATAGAATGCCTGATATTGATTCAATATCCATTGCGTTCCCTGTCAAAAGTATGCGTGGTGCTGAACATTTCGTGATGAATGCCACCGAGGAAGAAGCACGGCGCGGTTTTGCTAAAGTGATGTCTGAGTTTGGCGAATTTTTGGGGCACGTTGACAAAGCCCTCTCAATCAGTTCAGCAAGGTCCAAAGCGTTAACAGCTTCCATGATGAAATAAAAAAAAGCCTGGCAAGGAGCCAGGCTGCACAAAAGAGTGGGTTTGTATTCCGCATCCAATCAATCAAGAAGGAGTATAGCACACAGGTACTGAAGTGAAAAAATGTGATTAGCGATAAACAAAATATCTATCATTGCTCTAATTGCTTGCTATAATTGAGCCGCAGTTTTTGTCAACTACGAAGACGTTGCCATTACTTCACTCCTTGACATCATTGGCGGCCATTAGGCCGCCTTTTTTTTGCCATATGAAAACAATCGAACAAAAAATTGAACAGTGCCGCAAGTGGCAGAAGGCAGCCAGAGAACGAGCGATCGCTCGGCAACGGGAGAAGTTGGCTGATCCGGTCTGGCGAGAATCTCAATATCAGAAAATGCGGGATACTCTCGACCGCCGTATCTCTAAACAGAAAGAGCGCCCACCAGCCAGCAAAACGCGGAAAAGCGCGGTAAAAATAAAATCTCGTGGCTTGAAGGGGAGAACACCAACGGCGGAGGAACGGCGCATCGCCAATGCTCTTGGCGCTCTCCCCTGCATTGCCTGCTATATGCATGGAGTAATATCTAATGAGGTGTCTCTGCACCATATCGCCGGTCGTACCGCGCCGGGTTGTCATAAAAAGCAATTGCCACTTTGTAGATGGCACCACCAGCATGCAGCTCCGGCTGAAGTAAGAGCAAAATACCCCTGGCTGGTCCCTGTTCATGCCGATGGTGTGGTTGGAGGCAAGAAAGAATTCACCCTGCTGAACAAGTCAGAGATGGAGTTGCTGGTTGACGCCTATGAGATGGCAAACATCATGCACTAATAAATATATTATTTTTAATCTTAAATGATTGACAACTGACAAGTGACTTCAGTCAGAATCATCACACGCCCGGTACGGATGGATCCCTTTTCAAATATTCCATGGACGGCACAGTCTGAGTACCGGGCGCTACCTTCAGTTGTATTGCTAAACCGCCGCGGGTGGCTTTTCTTTTTTGTAGGGGGCGCTATGGATAAGAAAATATGCGTTGTTTCGATGAGCGTCGGCAAACCGGCGTCAATGGCTGCTGCATGGATCAACAACGAGCTGATAATGGCTGAGCGGACCAGCTACCCTGAACGCCGCCGCGACATGGAACTCCAGCTGCTGCGCGAATTGCGAGAAAAAGAGGAAAAGGGTTTTATCGTGCTGGTGGAAGAGGAAAACAGCTTTATTACTGGTCGAGTTGGCCAGCGTGTAAGGTTGCGCGATCCCTTCATGAACGGCAGGCCGGTACTGATTGAAGCAATGCAGATTTACAAGGAGCTGGAACGCCAGAAAGCGATCAAGTTACCGCGCAAGGAATCCGGCAAATACATCCTCCACCAAAGCATCTTCGATTCCGAACACGATAAAAAAGGCGATGAATTTTTCAACATCAACTGGAGTGAAATAACGACAGAGTATGTACTGACGTTACTATGTTGCTTTGCGACGGAATACAACAACGTTGCCAGCGCCGACTACATCAGGGCAATGGCTGGAGAAGTTGAGGCACGCCAGGAACCATCGTTACTAAGCCCTCTCATTAACATAATTCGGGGCACACAGAAACTTGCAGAAAAAAGAGTTCCTCATGGAATCTTAACTGGAGAGGGGAACTATTTTTAACGGCCTAAACGCCACTTCTTTCAGGTCGTGTAGGATGTCAAAAAAGGAGGTTTTCACCTCCTTTTAAACTAGAATTATGGTAATGCGCTCTTGATTAACTGATAAATATCATCATTAGCAAACTGCGTTCTGAATTCAACTTTAACAGACTGACTTATTTGATTGAAAAGCGCTTGGGCATGTTCAATTTTCCGTTTTTCTTCAAGCCGTAAACTATCCTTACTATCTACGTTTTTTGTTTCAATGATAAAGTTAAGATAATCACCTTCCGCTGTTTTTACAACATAAGCAAAATCGGGTGAGTAAGTGTATCCACCAGCTACCGGGATCTTAATAGAATTCTTCGGTATCTTTGAAAAAACAACAACAGACTGGATCTCTCTATCTGTTATATTACGCCTTTCAAGCTCTGAATCATAAAAAACTTCTTCAAAAAGATAAGTATCTAATGGTGCTTTTGCATTATCCTGCAATACACCAAGATCACTTGATAATACCTCGCCTAGAGGATTACCATCAGCATTTGTGAACTTTGTAGGATGAATTGAACCCGAAATCAAATTATATCCGAGGCTGAATTTGTTAAACGAATTGTGCAACAAATACTTACTAAAACCAGATTTAATTTTTCTGATTGTTTGAATATTAAGGTATTCAGTGATATTAATAGTGTCTTTTATATCACAAAAAACTTTATGTAAAGTACCGTGTTTAACAAAAATAGTTTGTGATAAGTTATCGAGAAACTCTCGATAGCTCATTGTGTTTAGCTTAGCAAAGTCATCGTCATCACTGACAATGCTTTTCGACATTGCCATATCATTGTGGATGTAAATTTTATCAATGCGAGTATGAACGCCTGATTTGGTAAATCGTTCTGTTTCTTCGAGCATGAATGACTTGAAAATGGATAAAAATTCACTTTCACTGTTTATTTTGTACTCAATCACCGCTTTTTGATTGATCAAATCCCATAGTTCTTTCAGCTCACTGAACTTACCAACACGCATTTTAGTGCGTCTTTTTCCATCAGTAGCTTTTTTGATTTTACCAGGTTTCACTCCTATAGGGAATGCTGCTGGATATTTGGATTTTAAGCGGCTATAGGCATCTGAATCTTTGAAATTATCATTGTCATCAATGATTTCATCATTGAAAAGTTCATTCATTAGTGCTCTGGATGAAAGCTCAGGATACTGAGCCCTGATTTGTTCCTTAAGCTCTTGAGTAAACTTACTTGGAACCCTTTCTTTGAAAGAACTCTCGTTGACCTCTTTAACAAGTGAGTCAACAAAATCCTTTTCTGTAAAATCAACATAATATTTAAGGGTAAAATTGCGGTCTTTCACTCGACACATGTATTCATTCACAGGAAGACGCAAACCGCGCCCTACCTCTTGAAGCTTAGATGTGGTACTACCGCTCGAACGGAGCTTACAGATCTGAAAGACATTAGGATTATCCCACCCCTCACGCAACGTCCATTTTGAGAAAATAAACCGACGGGGATTATCTAAAGACAGCAAAAGCTCTTTGTCATGAAGGATTTCGTTGATTTCCTGCTCGATTTTATCATCCTTATCACTGTTATCTTTTGAGAAATAACCACCATGAACGGAAGATATATTTTTGACTGTTTTTTCAAGATAGTTTTTATAAAACGCATCATGCTCTGTTTTTAACAGTTCATTAGCTTCTGCCAGAACGTATTCTTCGAATTTGGTCTTCAGGCTTCCGGCAATATCATTACCGTCACGATAGCCTTCAATATCGTCAATAAAGAAAAGAGTAAGAGGCTTTATGCGTGGCCTTTGTGTCAGAAGTTCTTTTTCTAACTTAAAGTGTTCTTTGACAGCCTTACGCATCATGTTATCAGCGAGTGTCTGATCGTAAGAATAGGGATTTATTGAGCTACCAATCTTCAACTCAATACCATTACTCAACACTGCTGTGCTCTTGTTTAAAGCATCAAGAGTTAAATCATGGATCGCACTATGCGTCTTAGACAGCGATTCACCTTTAGCTAACTTAAACGATTTTTTTTTGTTGTTTTCATTCAGTTCAAATGTAGCTTCCTTTCCGTCAGATTTGACGAATTTGAGGTTTGCGTTACCATCGCCGACTATATCCTCAATATATGCATCAATACCTTTAACGAGATCTTCGTTAAATGCGTCCACGGCTGTAAGACGATAAACCAGGTTCTTATAGCCTTCGCTAAAGGTTGCGCCATAGCGGATAATATATTGTGCGTTAAATTTCTCTATGTTTTCCCATGTTTTTTTACCAGTAGGAAATCTATGTGGTTCGTCAATGATGATAAATGGTTTTACAGCTCTGAGCGCGTCAACTGGAGTATTAAACTGATTATCAAGCAAGCCAGTATCGTAAGTATCCGTTAAAGACTTAGAGTTGATCATTCCTGAGTTAATAACAAGAACGTGTATATATTTTTTATTGAAGTTACTTGCTTCAACAAAATCATGTATAGCCTGAGGCATATACGATTTTGTATTTTTGCCAGAGTTTTTCTGACTTTCAACAACGTAAGTTCTCAGCTCACGCTCGTAATCATCCCGGAAATGTTCTTTTAAAGCATCACTTTTTAAAAAGTTAACGGTTCCGGCCTTGATAGATAGAGTCGGAACAATGATGATAAACTTGTTAATACCAAATGATTTATTCAGGTCAAAAATAGTTTTGGTATAGGTGTACGTCTTGCCTGTACCTGTCTCCATAGAAACATCAATGATGTTGCTTTTAGCATTGTGATTATCTTTTGAGTGCGCAATACCATTGAACGCCTGAACATTTTTTATATTGTTGTAGTATTGTTGTTCAGACAGCTTCAGTTCTGGATTAGCTAAAAGGCGAACAGCAACATTATCCGTCAGGTGAGGTGTTGCGGAAACAAAAACATTCATCACCGCATCGACTCCTGCTTTCTGATGCGGCAAGTTCTTTTCGAGAGTGAACCCTTTTGACATGATTAGTTCCTCACCACCAAATCTAACTCAATAGATTTTTTATTAGCATAACTTTTCAGGGCTTCATTGAGTTCCATTTGTTTTGCGCTATCAAAATTACAGCCATAAAACACAACTTTGTGTGGTGCAAAGTCTTTGTCTGAATCCAGCTTTTGAAGTAATGCTTTCAGTGCTTCGCTGGTAAAATTAGTTTCGATCAAATACAAACGACTATCGCACAAATGTGCTTTGTAGCCACTAAGATCAACATCTTTAATCGGTGTTGTTAGCAGGCTGCCATCATACAGACACCATGTAGTCAATAAGGCATCATACTGTTCAGGAGTTAATACTACATCATCAAAGAATGTATGATTAGACAGCGTAAGTTCTGACTCATCTTTGATGCGAAAATCTGTCATTAATTGGTAAATTTTAAAGCCAAACTTACCGCTTCCCTCACAAACTCTAATTAATCTTTCTTTGGTTAGGTCATAAATGGTTTTAAAACCATGCTTAAAAGCGTCAGAATTATCTTTTGTATCCTCATCTAATTGAACAGTTATGAATTGATAATTCATGCCTTTTTCTTTGTTTAAGTTTAAAATAGCATGCGCTGTTGTACCCGAACCTGCAAAAAAATCCAATACAATACCTTTGCCATCACATGCAAAAGAGATCAATTCTTCAAGTAGTTTAATGGTTTTAGGGTTAGTGAAAGGCTTAGTCATTTCAGGGAAAATTGCTTTTAGCTCATTAGCCCCGGCTCGACCATCAATATTAATAACAGAACTTAACTTCTGCTTATAATCTTTAGCATAAACCTTTATTTCCACTAATTTATTTTCATCTTCACCAAAGATAATCCGCCCATCATCAATCATTTTTAGCATAGTAGCTTCAGGGAAGCGATATCCCATCAAAGGCTGCTTGCAAGGTTTCTTTGTTATTGGATGAATAATATCATACCGATATCCTTCTTTACCGGGGTTATGAATCCCCCTCTCCCCAGAATATACACCTTTACGGTCTATAAACTTATAATTTTCCAGAGGCCATAATTGACTTTTGTTTTCTCTAAACCACTTTGTGTACTCTTCCTGTAATTTTTCGTCATCTTTTATGTCATTAATTAATGAATCGCCTACTTCAACAAGCAAATCCTTTACATCTGAGATGTTTGACTTCCACTCAGTTTCAATTAATTCTTTATTTCTAGCATAAACAACAATATATTCATGTTCTACAGCAATGTTCGAAGGATTGTTATCTGTAACATTTTTCCAGACGATGTCTCCGATGTGATTTTGTTCACCAAAAATCTCATCGCAAACTAGCTTTAATTGACTAAACTCATTGTCATCAATAGAAATAAAAATAGTCCCATCTTCTCTCATTAATTCACGAGCAATATAAAGGCGTGGGTAAATGAATGTCAGCCATGCACTATGACTGCTTGACCCCTTGGTGGTAAATTCTAATATGCGTTTAGCCTCATCGAGGTCGATGCCTGCTAGTTCAGAAAGCTGCTCAGGTGTAAATTTGCGATCATCATTATAAACGAACCCATCCTTACCTGTATTGTATGGTGGGTCAATGTAAATCATCTTCACCTTTTCAGCGTAAGCATTAACCATATGCTTCAATACTTCGAGATTATCCCCTTTGATTAACAGGTGTTGACTGTTCTTGTTCTCTTCTTGTTGGTTATGAGTTTTATCTTCTGCCAACAACGTTTTCGGTGGTAGATTGGCCAACAAACGGGCATAAGATTTACCCAGCCAGTTCAAGCTGTATGATTCTTTAGAGAGTTCAACTTCCGATGCCCTAATAATCTCAAGCAATTTTTCTTGAATGAAGGCTCCGTTTTTATCAAAACACTGAGGGAAATTAGCTTTCAACACAGCCAGTTGCTTGCTGTTAGCCGTTTCTACTTCGGAAAAAATCGTTTCTTTTTTCATATCCATTTTAAACCAGATCATTTAGCAACAAAGCGCCGCCTCCCCAGCCCACTAGAGCCAGAAGTTGTCACACTTATACGAGGGCACTATCACTATCTATATGTTTGAATAATCGTTTTTCTTTGAGCGATGCTCGGCGAGCAAACAGCCATAATTTGGGGAAGTTTAATCCGCATTGAGAAGCAATGCATTATCTATGATGATCTGCTCCCATTCTTCGAATGCCCGATCGCGGACCCCCTGGGGAACACTGTTTGTTTTGAAATCAACGACTGTCCGCCATTTCCCGTCCGGACGGTACATGCGCAGAGCTTTACTGCCCCCTTCCCTTCGCACCTCAACGTTATGCTTGTCAGCAAACTCTTGTAATGCTCGTAGCGTCCCATGCTTTACTGTGTAGTATCGCTTTTTCAAGTTTTCTCTCCAGCCTGTGCCAAGGCTTCAACTTCCAAATCGTAAGACTCAAACTCATAGTCTTGGTCGTCAACTTCTTCAGGCACTGGCAGTAAATGCCAGGCTGAGTATATCTGACCATTATCAAAACGCTCCTGGCTGTAGAGCGTCGCGGCTATGAGTGTTAGCGCCGGGCGGTCATAACGGTAAATTTTGCGAACGTCACGGTCAACGAGACGACCGAAATTACCATAACCGCGCTCCAGTAATAATTTTTTAATTTCCGGCCAGTATGGGCCATAGCTGCGGTACAGGCGGGGATTTTTAAGCAATCGCCCGCGTAGCCCTGACAGGAAGAAATCAACGTATTCGTCTTCTGTCTTTCCTAACAACGCCGTACGCAGTACCGCCTCAAGATATGTTTTATTCGGTTTTATTGTATCAGATAGTGTGGACATATTATGCGACGCCCGGCGAACCGGGCGCTCCTGTTATGCGTATTGTTGGATGACGGCCAGAACGTCCGCCACGTTGTGTTTTGTCTCGATAATCCACCAGTTACCCGGGAAATCGCTGTTCTTCGCCTTCGCTGGCAGCCAGCGAGCGCCGAATTTCGCCTTGATTGCGTCTTTCGCACGGAAAAGAATGCCTTTCATGCCGGACGCCTCCTGAAGCCCAAATACCTCGCCAGCGGCGAATTTTGGTGCGTACATCATCTTCAGGTCGGCGGTGGATACGCGATAATTCAGCCCAAGAGACTGAGCTATGCTGGTGGCATCACCCTGTATTGATGATAACTCTTCTTGTTTCTCGTTTCTGGCGGCAATTTCTTCCTCCGTGATGTTGCCTAGGGCCAGGTTTATCCGATCAGCGTCGGCCTGTTTCTCTTCATCGGTGCGTCCGGCAAGAACCGTGTTAATTCTCTGCAATATCTCCACATGATTCTTGCGCATGCTGAGCAATTCCGGCGTAACCTCGTTAAGGTCCACCAGCCCAAGGATGGCAAGGTCGGAAAACATTGATACCAGGTTGTAGGTCATGCGATAGCTGAGTTGGCCATAGGCTGATGGCAACTGCACCGAATCCATTTTATAGGCATCCATAAATTTAGAGCCGTCGTTTACGACTTCCGCAATTGCAGGTGTGATTTTCCCTGTGGTGGCGGCCTCCCTGATTGCTGTTACCCACGATTGAGTCAGCGCGGCGACTGCATGATTCAGATTGGCTTTCCGTTCTGCTGCAATGCGCGCGCTTGCAGCGTCCATTGCCTGCTTGATCTCGTCTTTATTGCTGTAAATGCCAATGGTGCCAAACTGTGCTGTGGTGATCTCAAAGTCTGACGCCCGGAACTCATTAATACCGAAAATGGCATTGGTGACCTCAAGTTCAGAATCACCGTTACGGGTAGCCCCCTGGCTTGTTTTCTCCGGCATTCTGGCGATCGCATCCGCTATTTTCTCCTGAATTGCTTCAGGGGATAGCGTATCTCCGTATGACGCGATTACATCGCCATAATTGGAGCCAAACAGTTCAGTCAGGAATACTTCTGCCAAACGGACCTGGCGGTTATTCCCTTCCGACATCATACCAAGCACCCATTTAGCAATTGACGACTTCAGGGCGCCGTCACGGCGATCCGGATAAACCGCATGCTTCAGCGGGTCCGTATAGGTACCAACAAAATCAATGCTGTAGCCTGACTCTGTAGTCTGAACGCCGTATGAGTCAGTGATTTTGATCATGCCGCGCTGCTGGAAACGGTAGAAATCGTCACAGGAAATGATGTCGTTAATCCCGGCGATGGAGACGCCACCACTGATTTTCTGCATAACAGCATCTTCATCGGGAGTTACATCCACCTGTTTATCCAGCGTCTTCACATCCCAGTTACCCGATTTGGTACCTTTGAAGGTAAAGATAATCTCCACGTCTGCGCGCTGGCTGTCGAAGTCCAGCGACTTAATGCGAACGATATCACCGGCACAATCGTAGTATTGGCCTACACGCCATGAGCGATCGCCGATAACAAGGAACTCATTCGCATGGTTAACCAGATCAGGATCAACATCCAGAATGCCTTTATTTATTGCATCCTCCACCAGCGGGCGCAGGCGTTTGATATCCGTCGCGGCCTTCTGAGTACGGTTCAATAATTTCTCATAACGGGAGATGGCCTGAGAGATATTAGCCTTGCGCTGAATGGCGCTTTTCAACGACGCGCGATACTGTGCTAACAACGTACGGTCTGTGTGATGGACGCTACCCCAGCGGGCCTTCCAGTCTGCGTTATCAGCTGCTTTGGCCATTGCCGCCTGTTTGAATTTAGCTACCTCGGCGGTGGTCTTTTCAAGTTCCGCTTTGCTTCGCTCTAATTCAGCGGTAAGTACCTCCACATCCTCGCCAGCTGCGTGCTGCGCCTTGATGTAGTTCTGAAGGTCGATAGTAGCCTGTTCTTTCTGGCGAGCGCGTTGCGCGGCTTTCGCCTTATCCATTTGAACCTGCATCATTGCCAGACGTTCGCCGTCATCCTTCGCGGTATACATCTGCATTTCGATCATGTCATTGGCGTCGGCGTTCTCCATTTCTGACTTATCTGAACGGAGGATATCGGAGATCCAGCCTGCTTTACGCTTCAGCGTCTTCAGTCGGTATTCATCGAAAGAACCCTTGCCGCAGTAGTAGTGAACGCGAACGCTTGCACGGTTGGAGCCAACTCGGGCACCGCGACCGTTTCGTTGCGCAATACTGGCTGGAGTCCATGGCAACGTCAGATGATGGATGTCAGTCGTTCCTCGATGCAGGTTGATACCCACCTCTGCCTTTTTGTTGCAGATGATGATCGGAGTCCGGCCCTCCTGGAAGTCGGCTGCAATCTTTTCCAGACCGCCCAACGACATTTCATTTTGCTGCGCGATATAGGCGTCATACAGAGCCATTTGCTCGTTGTATTTCGCTATCTGTGCATCTGTTGGTTCATCCGATAACTCTTTCGGCGGTTTAACCGCTTTCAGTTTCTTACCGGTTTTACCTGCCTCGGCAACCGTCTGAGCATTCAGGATCCCCACCTTTGAAGGTTCAAGGTTAAGAGCATTGCAGATAATGCGCTTGAGTTTCTGGTGCTGCGTTTTTTCGTCCGTGAAGATGATTTGCTTACCTTCCGGGAAAAACTCCTTCAGCGTGGCGATCAGCTTCGCGTATTTGGGTGTAACGGGGTGAGTTACGGTCTGTTCGTCAATGCCAAACCTGGCCAGGCGCTTATTCACTTCCTGCTCGAACGCTTCCGGAACCTGCAACTGAATAAACTCGCCCTTATCTATCAGGGAGTATTGCGATTGCTGCGTGATTGAATCATCACTGTCGTCGTCTTCGCTGGTGGCTTGTTTAGGCAAACTGTCCGCCAGCTGCTGCACCGCATCGGCGTACTCCGGCAGGAAACGATAGGTGATCCGGCGATAGTACAGGTCCATGTCAGTACATACGCGGTCCATATCCCTGATTATTGAGAAGATCGGACGGGCTTTCTCGTGCTCAATCACGCCGTCTTCATTGACCGAGGTCGTTACGCCATTGTTGGCTTTTGCTGCCGCTTCCGCCTGCTGACGCAATTCTTCATACGCCGCCAGTTGTTCTTCAGTAAGTGGTGCATCCTGCTGGTGTTCGTCCAGTTCCGGGATCTCCACGGTATCCTTAACGTCTTCCGCCGTTTTAAGCGTTGTCCAGCGATGGAATATGCCGCGCAGCGCATCAAGGTTTTCAAAACCCACCAGCGCCATTTTTTCTTCAACTTCACCGCTGATTTTCTGTACCGTTTCCAGCCTGGTCTTGCCGAAGAATTTAACGAAGTCATCAGGACCGTAGATCCCCATCTTCTGCCAGTATTCCTTCGGCAGAACATGAGAAAGCATGTTGTATGCATCGATCGGGGTGTTAACGACTGGCGTTGCAGTCAGGAGAACCGGTCCGCGCCCGCCATTCTTTTTCATCAGGTACGCGTTTTTGATTGCCATATCTCGCGCCGATTGCGCCACCGCGCTGGTGGGCAGATAGGCCAGCTGTGACGCTTCGCGACCATTTTTATAGCTATTGCGGTAGTTGTGGCCTTCGTCAGCAATCACGCTGTCGAAGCCCATATCCTCAAAGTACGGATACTTCTCTGCTTTTTCGGTACCGGTATCTGAATACTCCGACAATACCCGGCGACGCGCCGCCTCTTTGCGGTGGGAGTCGGAGTCCATTGCGCTGGCTACGCGCCCGGCAGCAACGAAGTCATAAAGCATATCCTGTGCATGCTCATCTACGGTGTCATCACGTAGCGGAATGCGGGCGTATTGTTCTTTGGTAAACACGACTGCACGGTAATTTGAGTGCGGGATCGCATTCATCCGCGCCGTGATAGTGGCTTCATCTGCCAGTTTAAGGGCATCGCGCATAACTGGAGTACCATCAGTACCAAGAACAGGTTTACCGTTCTCATCGAGCACCGGCACCTGGCGAATCTGATCGCTGTCCATCAGTACATCCAGACCGACGAACAGGTAGTTACTGAAGGCTTCTTCACTCAGGAACTCTTTTGCTTCGTAATACCAGTTTTCCAGCACTGATTTAGGCACTACATAAGCAGTACGGGTGGAGCGACCGTTCTCATAGTTGAACGCCTCAAGCGCCAGCGCGGTCGTGGTTTTACCCAGCCCGGTACCGAAGCCCAGGATGCCGCGCCCATCTTCGGACAGTCTGCGCACCTCGCTATTCTGGTAATCAAATGGCTGTCGCTTACCGCTTAATCCCTTCAACCCAAGCGGATCGCCAGAGTGTTCATACGGGATATTGCTATTGAAAACATCGTTGTATTTGGCAACCAGCTCATCGTAGCGATCGTGCGTCTTGATCCACTTATTGAACTGGTCCTCAAGCAGTGCCATCTGCTCGCGGTAGCCGTTCGCCGTCGCGCTATCTTTTCCACCGATACGCGCACCATTGAGATACTTTTCCAGCTGTGCCGGGAACCCGGTCGCGTTTTCACCTGATTTACGGTCCCACTCGTAGCGGATCTCGCCTGTTTCTTTATCCTTGCGCTGGACGACACCGTATCGGTGCCCGACGAACAGACCATCACCACCGTGATAGGTGTCAGAAACCATTTCGTCGCCTTCCAGCTGCACTGACTGCACATAGCGCAGATCCGGATAGCCGTTTTCCTGCAAAAACTCCAGAATGACGGAGCGGTCGAACCAACGGCTATTGAGCTTAAAGCGGATATTCTCTGCTGGCGTCTTGATGCGCTTCTCTTCGATCGCTGCCAGCTGATTAAGGACGTTGTTCTTTACTGGACCGTCGGGGAGTGTGGCAAGGAATTCCTGTTTTGGAGCCACTATCTCGTTAATGTCGCCGCTGGTGGCGCGGGCGAACGGAACAATCCCGCCATACGGTGAAACCGCAATACCAGGGGTGCTGGCCAATAAATTAAGCAACTCTTCATCACTGGCTGGCAGTTCGCCGGTAAACGCAAGGCGGAAATCATCGAGCTGGATTGGATCGCGGGTAAGATCGCTATAGAGATAACGCAGGGTGTCCTGATAGCTGGTGGAGTCATAACTGGCGCTGGAATCATGCGTAACCAGCTTTCCTGTCAGCTCGTCAGAAATAGTGCCATCCAGCTTAATTGCACCACGGAAAGCAAACCAGGCGCGCGCACCGCTTCCCGATAATTTAGCTATCGGACCGCGACCGGGGTTACCAAAACGGTCAATCTCTGCCTGCAAACGGGATACCAGAGAAAGGCGCTGCTGTTCGATTTGTTCAGCACTATGCCCGGCGGCCTTCATGTCCTGATATTCAATTAACATCCGGCCAATCATCGCCCCGCGATACAAGCGTTCACGGTATTTTTCAGGCTGGCTGTTAATCCAGTCCACCAGCTGCACCATATCGTCGCTGATTGATGTGGTGTACTTATCGCGGACATTTGCCATCTGGGTAAATGTCATACCGAGACGGCCTTCTGTTGTAGTCAGGTTACGCTGAAGAGCCTCCCAGCTATCCGCGCCATAACTGGCAGCATCAATCTTAAGCTCCTTACCAGCATCAGCTTCAATCCAGCGACCACCAGCATATTTTTGCCATACGCCATTAATCAGGCGCATTTCCCCTTCATCAACAACATCTGCGGTCGGTGACGGTTCAGCCATATCGAGCAAAGACCAGTCGATACGACTTTCGAAACGATGAATCAGCTTCGCTTTAAGAGCCTGGTTATCAATCTGCCCGTCGGCACGAACCTCAATACGCCCCTGGAATCCCTTCTCCTGGGTGCCATGAACAAACCGGCGGCCGTCCTTTTCAAACCACTTGCCAGAAATAAACGTTGGCCAAAGCACATTTGCCGATTCAAGAGTGCTTTTATCCACCAGGGGGATTTTCTCAGCCATCTCTGCCGAATGTTTGCGCATCAGCACCACATCAACGACTGTACTGGTCCCGTTTGCGTCAAAAGTACCGGTAGGCAAGCGGTGAGCGCCAAGAAATTCAGCTTTCCGTGATAGGCGCAGGCGTAACCGCTTCATGTTTGAACCTGAAACAATGGACGGCGGCACAATCACACACATGAATCCGCCTGGCTTTATCTTGTCCAGCATGCGGAGCATGAAGTAAGACCCCATGTCCGTTTCTTCTGCGTAAGGCTTATCGATGTTGCGTGTGTTATCACGACCGCCGAACGGAACGTTACCCACAACATGGTCGAATGAATCGTTAGGCGTGCTTACAGCCAGTTGTTCGAACGGGGAAATCTGTACGCTGTCTTCCGGATGTAACAGCTGGTTTATACGACCGGAAACACTGCTGATCTCAGTCGCGGTCATCACCGTACCAACCGGTTTTGTCTCATTAAAAACGCCGGTGCCCGCCGATGGTTCCAGAGTGTTACCTACGTCCGCGCCGTAGAGCTTCATGATCTCCCAGACACCTTCAGCGATCGGCTTTGGTGTGTAATATTCGGAGACGGACCCGCCAATGCCGCCTTCACCAGTGTACCCGGCCAGGATCTGGCGCTGTTCATCTGTCAGTGTCGCGCCGTCCACCAGTGAATTAAGCAAATCTATCGCCTTCTGATTCGCCTCCCGGCGCAGTCGGTCATAGCTTTTGCCTTCCACCTTTTCCACGCCGTATTTAATCGGCGCTCGGTGAGATGCTATTGCCCTAATGTATTTCAATATTTCGCTGACACTTGAACAGCGAAACACCCCCATAGATAGCTTGTTCATTGGTAATCCTTAACAAGTGACTAGTGTTAAATTCCGTTAAAACACGATGCGAATTATTCTAATTAAGGTGCAATCTTGGCAGACAATAAAATCACGCTATCCTCGGTCAGGAAGGCGCTGGCGGGGGTTTTTAAAGACAACGGAGAACGGGACAACATCCTCCTGTCCGCGCTGGCTGTGCACGGCGGAAGTGGGTATTTGTTTTCTCGCGCAGGGGCACCGGTACAACTGTCCGGCTTCTTAGGCGGCAAACCGGGCGATAGTGGCATGGCTGCCGATGGGCTGGTGGACGGAAGTCGCTTTATCTTTGATGAAGTTCAACTGCCGGAAGACCGCTTGCAACGCTATCCGCTACTCGAAGAGATGGCGGTTTACAGCACGATCGCCACCGCGCTGAACATCCATATTACGCACGCGCTCTCTTTCGATAAGAAGACCGGACAAACCTTCTCTATCGTGCCGGTACATAACGGAAACGATAGTGACTATGACGCCGCGCAGGCGTTGTGTGACGAGTTGATGAACGACATCGGGCGAACCATCAACAAAGAGGTCGCCGGGTGGGCATTTATCATGTCTGTATTTGGGGTGGCTTATGTCAGGCCATACGCCAAAGAAGGAATAGGGATCACGTCTTTTGAGTGCTCCTATTACACCCTTCCGAGCTTCATCAAAGAGTTCGAGGTCAGCGGCAACCTGGCGGGATTTAGCGGTGATTATCTGAAGGATGCGTCAGGGAAAATGGTTTTCGCCGATCCGTGGGCCATTATCCCTATGAAAATCCCCTACTGGCGGCCTAAGTCAAACCTTATGCCGGTGCACACTGGCCATAAGGCATACAGCTTGCTGGATAATCCGGAAGAGCGCACGCCGATTGAAACCCAGAATTACGGGTCCAGCTTGCTCGAATACGCTTACGAGCCGTACATGAATCTGCGTTCAGCGATCCGCTCGCTGAAGGCAACGCGTTTTAATGCGTCGAAAATTGACCGAATCATCGGCCTGGCGATGAATAGTCTGGATCCGGTAAAAGCAGCCGATTATTCGCGCACCATTACTCAGACGCTTAAACGAGCAGCTGACCTGATGGAAAAGCGCGCACGCGGCGCGAATAACATGCCTACGGTGACCAATACCCTGCTGCCTATTATGGGCGACGGCAAGGGACAGATGACTATTGATACTCAGACCATCCAGGCTGACATCAACGGCATTGAAGACATTCTCACCTATATGCGCCAGCTGGCGGCAGCACTTGGCCTCGATTACACCCTCCTGGGGTGGGCAGATCAAATGTCCGGCGGGCTTGGTGAAGGAGGATTCCTGCGCACGGCAATTCAGGCCGCCATGCGCGCCTCATGGATCCAGCAGGGCGTAGATGAGTTCATTCTGCGGGCTATCGATATTCATCTTGCTTTCAAGTACGGCAAGGTATACCCGGAAGGTGATCGCCCGTACAAAATCGAATTCCACTCCGTTAATACCGCTCTGCAACAAGAGCACAACGATAACCGCGACTCGCAGGCGAACTACGCCACCATCGTTACGCAAATCCTCGATGCCGTCAGCAATAACAGCGTCCTCGCTAATTCCGATGCATTCAAACGTTACCTGTTCAGCGATGTGCTGGAGATTGACGAAAAAAATCTCTGAAGCACTGGTGAACGAACTGAAAGCTAAAAGCGAGGACGACGATCACCTGATGGATTCCATCATCAAAACACCGCCACAGGAACTGGCGCAAATCCTTGAATCGGTCTTTAAAGAGGGAAACAGTAATGACTGATGTTTTGAAAACGGTCACTGACCGCTTTTGTCTCTATAGCAATGCTCGAAAAGGTCGCCAGAACGGGCGACAGTATGTATTAAGCGCGGTAAAGACCATGCTTGAAAGCAAGGAAACTCAGGAAGGTTTACGCCTTGGTGAGCTTTTCGGCTATTACGGTCACGGTCGCCGACAGCTGACCGGCAAACTGGAAGTACCAGAAACCAGCGTGATCATGGTGGAAGGTCGCCCGGTCGTAATCGACAATGTTCCAGCGTGCCGCACAGTGGCTATATCTGTTGACGACAACGGCATCGTTACCCATACACAGGAAATTCTTAACACAGAGCCGGGTAAAATTGTCGCCGCGATGATCGAAAGCCGAGCTGGTGGCTGGAGCTGGGCCACTGGCGGGCGTGAGTCCGGGAAAATCGCTGTAACCACCAGCTTCCATGGTGTGGATTATGTGACAACGCCGAACTATATCAGTCTGGATCATCCTGCCAGCGCCGGAATGTTTGAAAGCGCGGATTCTAAATCTCTACTGGCAGAGTCCCTGGCGGCGCATGGGTACTCCGACGAGTCAGTGCAGGCCGTTATATCCCATTACGGCAAAATGGCTGAACTGGAAATGATGGTGGAGGCGACAGAGCGTACGGCAGAACTGGAAACCGCACTACTCGAAAGCCAGGGCCGCCACCTCGAAGCAATGGCCAAGATCGCAGATGCTGAAGCGCGAATCGCTTTGCTGGAGGAAACAGCGGGTATCCGCGACGATGTGCTGGCAGCAATGCAAGACGAACTGGATAACCTCCCGATCTTCGTCTCCGCCGCCCAAAAAGACGCATTCCGCCTCAAAGAACCTGGTGATGCAAAAATCGTTGCTACACTTTTCGAATCTCTGATCAAAGTTGGCGCGCGCAACTTGCCTGTCACCAAGAAAATTAAAGAGGTTCCGCAAGCGGCTAACGTCCAGGCACCGCGTGAGACAAGCATCATCACGTTTAATAATTCAATCAATCCATTTAAATAACCACCAAAAATAACCCCGGCGGCTGCCGGGGTTCTCGTTAACTATTATCGCCTTCGTCTGCGTGCCATATATTTGCGCACCGCTCGACGTGGGCAATCTGAAGCGGTTTCTTTCTGCTGCATCAATCTTGCAGCCATGCTCAAAAATGTCAGGCACAGCCGAAGCCCGGCATATAATAGCGGTTCCAGTGGCCACGTCTCATTGAGCACATATACCGCCATGAAAATCGAGTCGAAAACTATCGCCGCCAGCGATAACTTCATTGTCGAAAGTCGGCGGAGCTGCCGGAGTTTATTCATTGACTAGCCCCGTCAGGCAAAGCTGGCGTTCTTTTTCACGGCGAATCTTTAAACCTCGCAAGGGCACGCCGTTACTGTTCACGAAATCAGGGAGATGGTTACACATATTCACCCATTCCCCTTTCTGCGCCCACTTGTGGATGGACGTTTCGACTCGCATGCCTCGCGCTTTGCTGTAGTAGGTCCGTAAACTATTGCATCCCATATTGAATGCCGCGCTTGTCATTGCGCTGAAGGCATTATCGGGCATGTTTTTGCCCCGGAAGTGCTGATTAATACAGCGTTCAGCGATCAGGATATTCTTTTCCCAATCAGCGGCGATTTGCTGGTCTGTTTTTCGCACACCCGGCGTTACCCCGTGTGTATTACCGATCCCGTCAGTCCATACCCCCGCCGGGCACATGTATGGATCACGTCGGCAACCTTCAGCGTTACCAATCAGCTCAAGCCCCGCCTGGTTGGTTCGCACATTGCCATTACCCATCACGATGGTAATCATCACCGCGATAGCGCAAATTGCACCGCCTCCTGCGGCTGTTTTTCCCTTCATAAAGACCTCATAAGCGAATTTTTTACGCTCCAGGACAAACACTAATTCACAGCCAATACTGACTGACTCGATCCCTTTAGAAGGCACAGGATAATGCAAATCACTTGTTAGCTACGTTTCAAAGATATACATTATTGCTCTAATTAATTTCCTTTATTAGGTAAGATAAGTGGCACAACGCGGTGTAAACAAAGTCATCCTGATTGGTACCCTGGGGCAAGACCCGGAGATCAGGTATATACCAAATGGCGGAGCGGTCGGAAGACTCAGCATCGCAACGAATGAATCATGGCGCGACAAGCAAACGGGCCAACAGAAAGAGCAAACAGAATGGCATAAAGTCGTTTTGTTCGGAAAACTTGCTGAAATTGCGAGTGAGTATTTACGAAAAGGTTCTCAGGTCTACATCGAAGGGAAACTTAAAACCCGTAAGTGGACAGATGACGCCGGTGTAGAACGTTACACGACGGAAATTATCGTCAGCCAGGGCGGCACCATGCAAATGATCGGCGCTCGCCGTGACGATTCACAGTCCTCAAATGGCTGGGGGCAATCAAACCAACCTCAAAACCACCAGCAATACAGCGGTGGTGGTAAACCTCCGAGCAACACCAATAACGAACCTCCAATGGACTTTGACGACGATATTCCGTTTTGAGAGGACTGGAAGCAGCTAGATTGCTTAGGGAGAATATATTCCGTGCGAATGAATTTGATCAGAACATTACCTGCACAATGCGTGCTGAAGTTCAAACTGTAGCCATAGTCAATACCAGAAGCCTGTTCAGTGAACTCTTGATAACATGTGAACTTTATTTAATCGCTATTTTTAGCGTTAAAAATAACATTGCCTAGCTGGTGTGAAAAAATGGGCGCAACAAAGCGCCCCAACAGTAGAGTATTCAAATCAATAAAAGGGTAATAAATAACATGAAGTTAAATTGAGAAGAGGCAAGGTTATTGCCTCTTCAAAAGGTGACATGAGGGTGCCACCTATATGCGGGCAGTGACATTACTTCCTTCCCGCATATTCTTACCTAACCAAATTAGAATTGGTAGGTCATACCAACAGCAACGATGTTGTCGGTTGCAACTTTAGATTCTTTGGTAAAGTCACTTTCATCAATCAGGTTGATCTTGTAGTCAACGAAAGCGGACATATTTTTGTTGAAGTAATAAGTCGCACCCAAGTCGATGTATTCAACCAGATCCTGGCTGCCGAACTCACCAATATTTTCACCGCGAGAGTGCAGATAAGCGATGGACGGACGCAGGCCGAAATCAAACTGGTATTGAGCAACAGCTTCAAAGTTTTTCGCCTTGTTCGCGATAAAGTCATCACCGAAGACAGTCATATTCTGAGTTTCAGAATAAGTTGCAGCCAGGTAAATGTTATTTGCGTCATATTTCAGGCCAGTAGCCCATACTTCAGCAGTTTTACCAGAAGCATTCAGAGGATCTTTTTTAGCATAGGATTCCTGCCCATCAGTACGATCAGATTTTGCATAGGTTGCACCAACGCCAAATCCTTCATAATCGTAAGTAGCAGACAGACCAAAGCCATCACCATTAGATTCAACTACGTCGTCACGGCCTTTCCAGTTGTTCACTTTTGCAGCACTATCATTTTTACCTTGATACTGCAAAGCAAAGTTCAGACCATCAACCAGGCCGAAGAAATCATTGTTACGGTAGGTGGCTACGCCAGTAGCACGCTGGGTCATAAATACATCGGTCTGAGTCCAGGTATCTCCACCAAACTCAGGCAGCACGTCAGTCCAAGCGCCAATATCATAAGCTACACCATAGTTGCGACCATAGTCGATTGAACCATAATCAGCAAAACGGAGGCCAGCAAATGCAAGACGAGTTTTATCTTTATCAGAGCCCTCAGATTCAGTACGGTTACCTTTAAATTCGTACTCCCACTGACCAAAACCGGTTAACTGGTCATTAATCTGAGTTTCACCTTTGAATCCCAGACGAGCATAAGTCTTATCTCCGTCATCACTAGCTGAAGAAGAGAAGTAATGTTCTGCGTTAACTTTGCCGTACAGATCCAGTTTATTACCGTCTTTGTTGTAGATTTCAGCTGCTTGCGCAGACATTGCCATCAGGACAGATGCTGCAACCGCAGAGAGTGCCACTGTGATTTTTTTCATTTTTTTTGCCCTTTAGATTGAACTTTTCAGTAGAAAAGAGGTCACTGCGGACAAATGTTTATCTTTTTTGGATTCGTGTTTCAAGTTTTGCAAATAAAAAACAAGATATTTTTGTGATCAAAATCACAAATAATGCCCTTAAAAATCCAATGGGCTATTGGAAAAATCTCAATTTACAGAATAAAAACTGACAAAACAGTTCAAAATACAATCAATAATAAGAGCAAGATAACTCACAATTAAATTAGCATAAAAATAATAACCACAAGAATAGATAGCATGTTAATTAACAAGGCAATTTTATTGGATGTAGATTTGAAATCTACTTAAAAAATATAATCAATTTAATTACGGTCCATTAGGTATTAAACTGAATCTATATTGTGAGAATTAAAGACGATGTGTTTTAGTTATACATGTTATTCCCTGGAAAAGAGACTTGCCTCATCGAATTCTTATTAATAACGAACCAAGTCAATTCATTTTAGTATGTGTATCTATTTGCTCCCTGAATATGCAATGATGGTTAGACAAGTAAGATAGTGAGAATTAAAATTAATCAGGAGTCACTTGTTAATAAATGCAACTTAATTTTAACATCTCACACTGATTATAATATTTCCTGGAAGCCTTATGAATACATATTCTGATAACATACACAACCTTATCGATATAGCCAAATTAGCTGTAGCCATGAGGGAACATGGCTATTTTTTTCGCACTTCGTCGAGGAATAGATGTTAATTTTTGTGCTGATTTAAACGGGAGTGGCACACAAGGGATATTCATAAGAAAAAAAGTTTTAACGCGTATGAGCCAAGTTTTATTGAAGTGATTTTCGAACCCACTCATAAAAACGATGATTCATTTCTATACGAAGAGGACCTTACTACCGATCAACGAAAAGACTACGAACCTAGTATTAACAGAGGAAAACATCGATTCGTTGCCCGACGTGCTAAGCTAAATCTCGACTGGGACAGTAATGAAATCCACCAATGGCGTTTGGATATTGAGCGACTTACTAAACCACACAACACTCTTAATGACTGGTTAAAAAATGATTCAGAGATAATGATAATACATCGCTGCGGCGGTTATAGGTTCCGTGAACCTGTGATTCTCTCTCAAAGAGACATTAAACAATATGTAGCTTCAGGATTGACTCTGGAAGATTTAAAAAATCGGCTAAAGTGCTCAATATGTGGTGAGCGAAACGCCAAAATTAAAGTTTTTTGATCTACTTTAATAGCAAATGGCTTGCTTCCATAACCTAAAGCAAGCCACTACACATTTACCTTAAGTACACAATAACATACCAGAACAGGTTATTTTTGCACTATCAGGGAGTTAATATACTATCTGGTCTACATGATCACCAAAATCATCGTCGTCGTCCTCATCGCCACCATCTACTGCTGGCCAATCAACAAACCAGCCAGCGTAAAGATGCAGCGTTCGGAGAACATCACTTGCGGGGGCATCAAGGGTGTTAACGAATCCCATATAGCTATTGGGATTTGCTCCAGCTATGGCTTCAGCGATCATGTCCTCGGTAATGTCACCGGAGATAATGCTTAAACGCCCGGAAACTTCTTCATTATCATCAAATTCTATAATGGCATCTCCGCCTAATGGCGCTGCGATTTTAATCTGCATTATTTAGCTCCTTTGCCACACCTAATAACAGTTCCAGCAATCCGTCACCATTCATCAGTGATGCGGCAGCGGCCTCTTTGTCATGATACAACTGAAGAGCCATAGAGAATACTTCCGTTGCTGACGTTTTGGAAATAGTCGGTGATTTCTGCCGAATTTTCCCGGAATTACTCACTGAGGCTGACGGGTATACCTTCGCCATATAAATATTACTCAATCGAGATCTGAAGCACCATTCGGGCTTGCCACGCCCACCGATATTGACGAAAGATGGCTTATCCCCTTCAACATTGGCCTTCAGGAATGACCTGGCTTTCTCTAACAGACCAGGGTTACTGTACTCAAGATGATGACCCAGCTCGTGCCACAGTGCACTTGCATTTTTATCGTTCAAATTGACAGCAACAACACCATTAAGATTTGCATATGCCCTTCCCTGGTGGTGAACCACCTTTGATAAGGTCGAAATTTTACCGCCGGTCAGGCGATAAATATCAGCAAGTTCCTTGCGCAGGTCTATCCCACCATTCTGTCCAGCGCGGGCTTCTTCCACTTCTTCCGTGATAAAAGAGTCGGCCCACTCAAGAGCTTTTTCTTCAGATACGGATGAGTTGGCGATCGCACTGTTCATGGCAGATAACACTTTCTCGTGGACCGAACCCATACTTTGCTGATTCATTTGCCAGCGTGTCTGCGGGTTATATGAGAATCGCTTAAGTAGTTGGTCAAGATGCTCAAGTTCTTCTTCACTGACATACTTTTTAGCCTCACCAATAATGCCAGGGAGAATATTGCCGTTAGGATTAAAGGCTCGCGAAAGGAAGAGTTTCAGCGCCCCCATGCCCTCCGATGCTTCAATATCACCAATAACCCGGTTAACAATGGCCGCACTCTTCGGATTAGCATCCGCCAACGCCCTGGCTACAATTTGCAGGGACGATACGACCTCACGCTGCATATCCGTCCTGATCTCATCAATAAACTCTGGCGTTATGCCGTGCTCTTTAAGGATATCCCTGCCTTCCGCCGTTACCCCATCGATATCACCGACATGTTTATTAACCCGACTTTGCAATGCCTTAAATGCCTTCAGAATTCCACGGGCATCATCCGCTTTACTAACGGCCTTCCTGAATGCTGGCAAGAAGTCAGAGTTAACCTCATTTTGTTGATCGGCCCACTGAATGGAGGCTTCTTTCATCTCGTCCAGAGTCAGATCACCCAACGCGGTATGGTCTGTGAATATGAGCGACAACCTCTGAACCATTTCTGCCAATGGTGATGCCGAATGCGCCGCGCTAAGGAATGCTTTCACCCTGGTTGGGCGAATGGAAAACCAGTCAATAGCTGGTGGCATATCTCCGTTTTTTATCGCCTGCGCTATCTCGTCAAAGCCATCGCGCCCAAGGGAGGATGCGTGATTTAACAAGCCGCGAAGTAACGAATTGCTGATACAGAATAATCGGCACCATTTTTTCACGTCGGCAACAGGCATTCGGACAAAATGCGCAAGCACTTGTACCAGCTGTTCATCCTGGAGATCTGTGCGGGAAAGCAGCCGGATCAGGTGAATAATATCTTTGATGCCGGATGCCCGATGTAATAACAAGCTGGTATATGGCGCAACACCGTTGTATCCGCTGCTGGTGGTCATAACTATCTGATCGTTTAAACTCATCCCTGTTACGCCTTATACCGCCTCTTTAATATTGGCGGCTATCCATGCCGCCGTGTGCTGTTTAACCTGGTCCAGGTCGATGTATGTGCCAACATATTGACTCAAGTCCTGCAAGGTACCGATAAATGCATCTGTGCTCTGATCGACGAATTTATCAGCCAGGAAATCAGCAACCAGTTTTGGCACACCATCATGTACCGAAGGTTGTTTTTCCTCGCCACTACTGCCGCCGGATGCACCGTACCCCATCTGTTGCATGATCTGGTCAATTTCATCGCTGATATCCAGCAACTCCATGCCACTCGCGGTAGCCGCTTTGGACATCAGAGCATCCAACTTATCGCTGAGATCCATTAACTCAATAGCTGATAGTGTCATGCCGCTACCCCCGCTTTCTGGATTGCTACCAACAGATCAGCCAGGTGGCGAGCTGCGCCGTTAACCAGCTCTTCGTTTTCCTCAAAACGTCCGGCAGCCTGAAGGGCTGCAATCGCTTCCCGGACATTGCCCCGGGCGTTACGGATCTCCGCCATGTCAGTGCTTTGCATATCCATCACGTTATTGAGATATTCAATGGCTTTATTAGCCTCTGCATCTGCTTCGCTAACCGTTTCATCAGGCTGTTCCGGGACCGGTTCTGGTTGAGTAATCTGACCGACTTCGGCCTGCAATGCATTGATCATGCTCTGCACCATTTTCTCGGTGCCAGCGCCCCCAGGAAACGCAATATTGGGGAAAGTTTTTTGAAACTGAGTTTTCAGCATTACGCGGAACTCGTCTGGTGAGCTGGTGGCCAGCTCCAGAGCTTTTTGTGCAAATTTGCCAAACGGACCATTAGTAAGTGTCTTCGCCAGGAAGTCGAAAGAATCCTCGCGAGGCAATAACTTCAGGTCGTACTCACTCATTTGCTGATCAGAAAGCGGGGTATCGTAAGTAGCAATGCCGTAGCGTGCATATTCATAATACGGGTCACCTTCATCAGGGCGCGGCAGAATTGCTTTGTTACCTTCAGGTATTGCGCCAGGGGCCGCCGGACGCATTTGCAGGGCATATCGATATGCACCTACAGAGACTTCTGGTTCAGGCGAAGAGCTACCGGTATCCTCCGCTGGTTCAGGCTCGACGTTTTCCGGTTTATGTTCTTCTGGTTGGACCAGGTATTCCGATACATTACCCGCTTTATAGGCTTTAAACAGCTTGCCGATCGCATCTGCCATGTCCACACCCTGTATGGATTTAGCCTTGATCATGTACACGCTGCCATCCGAATCGGTTAACTGGATATACCCTTCGCCATCCCCAATGAATTGCTTCATTGATGCACCATTACTGAGCGTCACTTCCCCGTTCATATGCATACGATTTTTGATGCTGGCAAGGCGATCCGTCAGCGCGCGAGAGTGCCCACCAGTCATCCCCGCTGGAGCAATGGTATCGCGCCCACCAGTGCGATTGAGCTGATCAATCTCCGCCTGCAAACGCTCATTTTCTTGATAAAGAGAATCTGCTTCCGAAGCAACCGCGTTAATTTTCTGCTCCAGATCTGCCTTCTGGCCTTCTACCGCTGCCACCTGATCCGCGAGGTCGCTCATAGCATCCTCTTTCTGGTCACTGTCAGCCTGTAGTTGGGTTATTTCATCAACCAGGGCTTTTTTCTTCTTCTGCGCACGCTGGAATTTTGCCGAGTTTTTCTCTGCAAGGTTGGCAAGTTTCATGGTGACCTGCGCCAGCGTCATATCACGGCCACTCATCGGAGCAACGGTGTGAGTAACGTCTTTTTTATTCAGTAAGAACTGGAAAGCAACCAGCGTATCGCTATTGGTGATCCGGTTTTCCGCTGTCGGGCTATGAAACAAAATGCTGATAGTCTGACCATCACTGAGCGGAATAATGGCTGGCAGGACCGGCAGACCATTAACGTTACGTGCCCGGCCAATTTCAGCGCCGCCGATCGCGCGCGCGCCGCTCTGGGCCACATCCCCCGTTTTATCACTCCCCGCAGAGATTCCGGTACCATTCAGCTTCTGGTTCAATGCCCGGACAAATGCCTGCATAGTCCGGTGTAACTGCAAACGAGTAGAGCTAATCGCCTCCAGTAAATCCGTAGCACACCAGTGGATCGGCGTGTCATAGAAGAACGTAGCCTCGATTTCCTCCAGGGTGTTGGATTCCGTCATCAGATAGCGGTCCTCACCGGCCATTAATGCGCGATATTCATCATCAGTCACCGGCGGGGGAAGCACGTCAAGCCCAGGCTTAATCGTCACCCCTTTATTGATATTGAACTGTTCCATGTTAATTTCCTGCTTTCAGTTGCTTAAGACGGCGTTTTAGTTCGCCATTTCGGGCCTTTTCGTTATTGAGTCGGCCCGTCTCCTTATCCAGCTTCGCCCGCAAATCGGTGATCTGCTGTTGATTGAAAGACACCGAGTTCTGCGCGGACTTATAAGCGGCAGCCACCTGAGCATTCCTCTGTTTTGCCTCTTGAAGGCGCTGAAAATTGGATTTAACTGCCGGTTTCTTGTCTACCGGATTGGCAACACGTTTCGCTTTGGCGATCAGTGATTTCTGGAATTTTGCGGAGTTTTTGCGGGCCGCTTGCCCCATGACGGCACCAAGCGTCTTGATATCCGGCGACTGAGCGTTAGGAATAGCTTTTCCATTCAGTTTCACAGACGATATATCGCCAGTATCGTTTACCTGTATGGCAAGAATTTGTCCGTCGTTAAGAACCAGCTTTGCGGTTTTAACTTTAACGCCATCTTTCGTTGTTGCGCGGTTGCTGGAGTCAACCTCAATCACCGTCACACCGGTTTTATTGATCGCCGTGATAAGGGATTTCAGCCCCTTTTCATTAACCTGGTCAAAATCGACCGTTGCATACTTATTTTTCGTCATCTGACACATCCTGTGCGAGATTTATTACGTAACTTCTGCGGATTTGCTGAGTAACAGGGAAAATCCGATACAACGGGTTAATGAACGAGTCGCCATGCGTAACCATGACGTTGAAATGCCACAGCCGTTCTCCTTTACCCATATATTCAGTGGGTATGTATAACCATTCGCTGTTTTCGCCCTGTTCAGCCGATGTCAGACAACGTTGCTCGCCTTCAATCACTGTCGTCGGCTTCTGAACATCGCGGATCCAATACCTGACCGTTGCGCCGCGCAAAAAAGGAAATTTGGACCGGTATTTGAACGGCACCCGGATGAAGCCCGGTTTAATTTCCACTTCACCAAGCTCTAAATTCGTGATGTCCTTGCGTTTTAGCAAATAGCGATCGGCTAAGGCTAACGCAAGAGCGCATACACCCCAGCCAATCATTTCCCGCCTCCCTTTTTCACCAAACTTGTAAGAACATTCAGAATGCTATCGATATTCACTCGTTTCATCCCTGAAATCACCTCATGACCGTTATTGCTGGCTATCGTTACCATTAAGTACGTAATTGATAACTCCCAGCCCTCGTGTTGCCCCAATAGGTACGCCACCGCGCCAGCTGTCACTGCAACAAAGATCTCCGTAACCAATCCCAACAAATTGCCAGACTGGCGACCGTCTCGGACATCCATCAGGAACGTGCCTATCCCACCAATTACTGAAAGCAGGAGCGCAATAGCAACTGGAGCTAATTCCTGTGTGTCAAGCACAAGTTCCCTCCTACGTTGTCAGGAGGTAATGGTATGCAAAGTAACTTCTCAACCGGTCATTTGTTGCTTAAGAGGCATTTCTATTGAGGTACGAATCGATAAGCCTTTGTAACCTTTCAAGAATGAGCCTGTGATTGACGCTGCAAATAAGAATCACGCAATTCTGAAGGCTTTCATCCATCCCCTTATATTCCGCGAAATACATGCCTATAAAGCCTGCAAGTACGGCGGAAATACACTCGGCCAACAATTGCCTGCATGACGCTTCGTAACGTTTTTCACGAACCCCATTCAGAAACGAATTCACTCCGCCAAAGATAGATATAAATAAAATTGTTAAGTCAAACATAAAAACCTTGCCAATTTTGAGTTGAACATCATTGGGGAACGGTATGCACTTTGTGATTTCCACACACACTGGTTTTTGTTAATTAAAATCCGCAGCTTGCTATAAATAACGATAGTGAGCAGAAAATATGCTAATAGGCTATGTACGCGTATCAACAAATGAACAAAACACTGCTTTGCAACGAAATGCCCTTAAAAGCGCAGGATGTGAGCTAATTTTTGAGGATAAGGCGAGCGGCAAAAAGGCTGAACGCCCTGGGTTAAAAAAGGTTCTGCGTATGCTTTCCAGAGGTGACACCCTGGTCGTATGGAAGTTAGAGCGTCTTGGGCGCAGCATACGTCACTTGGTTGTGCTGGTGGAAGATTGAAAAGTTAGCAGTTATCACAGCTACCCGATCACTATCCGGAGCAATGAAGAAGATAGCGAGAATGGAAGAAAACACCTAACAATTTGATACATGATATTTTTACACGAAGAGCGAAACTCCTTTTGCAGGAAATGGTCGCAATTACCTTTATGATGAAGGGTTGTCAACAGTTATTCTATTTTTTATAATCCACAAAAAACAATTCAGGGTATTTTATATAAAAGTCAAGGCAACATATGGATATTGATTTTCTTAAAGAGTGTCTCCTAGTTGAAGTTATTGGTGGGGGTAATAAACAATTCTCATGGCCTCGCGCCATTCGCCATGCCTGGCGGCAACCTAAACGCAGGTTTCTTTTTTGGTGGCGTATAGCATCTTATCTATATGATATGGACAACAAATATCTAAAAAAACTCGGAAAGAAAATTAACAGAAATTTATCCTTTAAATACAATACTGATATTGAACTTGGAGCATCAATAGCTCCTGGATTATATATTGGACATTATAGTGGTATTGTTATTACAAGATATGCAACGATTGGTAGAAATTTTAATATAAGGCAAAACACAACTATTGGTTTAAAAAATTCTAACACTAACAGAGTTACTATTGGAGATAATGTTAATATTGGAGCAAACTCCTGTATAATCTCAGACCACATCACTATAGGTGATAATGTAAAAATAGGGGCTTTTACCTTTGTAAATAAAGATATACCTTCAAATTCAACTTATTACACCAAGAAAATCAATATATGCAAGGAAAGGGAGGCGTAGCCCCCCCTTCTTTACTATTTGATATGAATCGGTATAGGTTCTGGCGACAAATTCAGCCGCATGAATATGTGAGGCGGTATTAACCTGATAGGTGTCTTCTCCAAGAAGGTATCTTCCCTTCAGCACAATTGCATATTTTTTGCCTGCACTAAGTGCAAGGGAGATATCCTTACGGTGTTGAATAGTTACCTGATAGAATTCGCCAATAACCACTGACGCCGCGCCAGCGGTTTTATCACCATCCAGTGAGGTGATTAACAGGTTCATCCCACCGCCAGGCTTCGGCAGGAAACCGGCATAAAATCCTGGATCAACAATTCCCCTGAATTTTCGGTTTAGCGCGGCTGACAGATATGGTTCGTGGTATTGCACATCAGCCACCAGAGCCAGTGACTCGGGCGATGGGTAAGTAACTGATTAAACTCAACATCACAATTTTCCTATGGTGTATCTGACGGTTCGTCGGGATCTATTTTTGCGAGCGGGGTTTACTGGATAGCAATTGGATACTAATTATGAAAGAAGAGAACATTTATTATTATAGTGCTGAAAACAATGCATTTTATCCATTAGTTCTAAAACCTGATTATGAGGATGCAGGAACTTGGCCTTCTGACGCTGTTCCTATATCTCACTCATGGTATACGCAGTTGTTAGAGCAACAGGCAAATGGACAAGTCATTAAACCGAATGAATATGGACAACCTGTTCTTACCGATCCTCCGCCCCCTTCAGTTGAAGATTTAAAACGACAGGCGGAAAACATTAAGGTACAACTCCTTGCTGAGGCTGAATCTGCCATATTACCGCTGGAACGAGCCGTCAGACTGAATATGGCAACAGATGAGGAACGTATAAGACTTGAGTCATGGGAACGCTACAGCGTTCTGGTCAGTCGTGTGGATACTACAAATCCTGAATGGCCTGATAAACCGGAGTAAGCTTATAGGGCAGGCTGAGCCTGCCTTTCTTATTCACACATCACACGTCAGGTGATACGGGCCATTCAATTGTATTGTAAGTCTGCTCATCGGTTATTCCGATAAAATCCATAGACTCTAAACTCTGGATATACAACATCCAGTTAAGTAACTTTTCTTTATCGCTTTCACTTATTATTCCAAGAGACAGATATGTCTTCCAGTTTGAGACTCTGCTTTCGGCCTCCACAAGTAACTCTTTGCGTTTACTTTCAGCTTTCTCTGTATAATTAACAGGGATTGGCTTTATTTCATTTTCATCGAAATACCAACCTTTATTTATATCGAAATCCTCCGGCAAATAATCTGTTTCCACAACACTGAAACCATTAGGAAATAGTCTGGAAACATCCTCTGAAATAGAGTGAATCACTCCGGTAACTGGATGCACACAAAATTTGTATTTTTTTGTGAATTTGTCTAATGATTCATAAAAATCTTGACCATCTTCACTTTGAAAATACTGTACCCCTTCACCATATGGCATGTCATCGGGATAATATCGTGAAATATTTTTTAGTTCCATTCCTGACTCTCTATCCGGTAATTGTTCGCCATGCACCATTAATATAAATCTGTATGGGTTTATATTTAATGAAGTCCATTTTATCGCCACCATCAACGAATGTTACAACACAACCAGCCGGAGCAGTTGTTGCATGTTGCACTTCCGCTCCTAATTGAATATTTTGTATATATCTCGAATCAAAATTACCATAATCAGTGGGCGTCACTCTGCCTGTGACATTGATTGGCTTATTACTTTGGAGTGCTCCTGGCTGGAAACGGAATACATGCTGGCTATTTGCATAAACATCAAGAATGCCATCACCGTTCTGTTTAAAGCCCGTGTCATTATCGCCTAAAACGATAGAGTTTCCGCCGAGAGCGTTCGCTACCCCCAGTCCAACGCCACCATTAATTACAGCCCCATTATTAATATCAACGCCATTTCCAAGCGCCACTCGCCCTGTGTCATTTCTAAACGAAAACGGGCGCAAGCTATTCCATCCACCAAGCTGATCACCTGATGCTGTAACTAATAAATATGTTAATGAGCCGTCATTTCGAAGGAATACTCCGTAATTTCCGTATACGGCACGGAATGCATTTGCAGTCCTGGAAACCACCTCGCCATTAACACTCATTGTAATAGAGTTATCAGTGTTTCTCTGGCTGTAAAAGTGATATCCCTTCTCATCTTTTAATTCAATAACCGTTGGCCTTGATGAACTACCCCATATTTGCATATAAGTATTCAGTGACAGAGTTTCAGTAGTCTGCACCCTGAACACTTTCCCGTTTGAATTTTGAAAACCAAGTGGTCCGGTTAAAGTTCCTCCGGTTAATTTCAAAAAGAGCGCATCAATCCAGCCCTCAAATCCAGCTTTCTTGATATACAGGTTGCCATCATTCGCCAGAATGCCACCACCTGGCGTTCTTAATGGTTGCGATATATTAGCCAAAGTCAGCAATCCCGTCATTGAATCGCCATCCCGACTGAAATCGCGTCTCCATCCTGGCGCATAAGCGTCACCGTGGTTGATGTAGGTAAACTGAGCCTTGACAGTTCCACCATTGGTTGCCGTCGTAGGGGTAGTGATGCGAATCGTCATAGCACCCCGAACCCCCATAACCTCAACTACAGCGCCAGAAAGTTGTATATTCCCACAACCGGTATCCGTGATGATTTTATTGGCAGCGTAAGCCCAGGAGCCTTTGCACATCCAGTATGGATGATTGAACGCCCCTTGAGACTCCAGCCACTCGATAAATTGCGCCGTCGTCCAGTTATTGCTGTCTCCTCCGATGCTGATATTGCCGCTGGCAGCTTTTGCTGCACCAATATTTCTGACAAATAAATTTTTGTCGGGAATATCTGCGCCGTTCTGGTTTTTCTGCAATGCGCCAGACGCCAGGTTGACTGATTCTCCTAAACCAAGGTATTGGATAATGGCCTGGGTACTACTTTTAGCAAGAATATCCCGTCCAACTGGCGTCAAATCAGTCTGAGCAACAGTATCTTTTCCTGTAAAGTAAGGAAGTTTATTTGCACCTGTTGGTAAACCAGCCAAAGCAGTTAACGTCGCATCCAAAGGCTGTTTACCTGCCAGGGCATTTGTCATCGTGGTAGCAAAGTTCGGATCATTGCCAAGCGCCTCAGCTAACTCATTCAGAGTATCCAGAGCTTCAGGCGATGAACCGACCAATGCAGATATAGCAGCTCTTACATAAGCGGTTGTAGCAATCTGCGTATTGTTCGTACCCTGTGCCGCAGTAGGCGCGGTTGGCGTTCCTGTCAGACTCGGGCTTTCTATTGGCGCTTTGGTATCAGCAAGATCTTTTACAGACTTAACGGCTTTAGGGGTCGCCGCCATTGTTTCGCTGTCGCTGTTAGTTTCGCTACTGAGCTGAACTAATCCCTTTTGCGTTGTGCTTGCATCCTGCGCCGTATACTTGCTTTTCGCCAGATCGTAGGCTTTTTTAACCGCCAGCGAACTTGCAGCAACATCACTTCTGGTACTGGTTACAGAGTCTGAAATATCAATGCCGATCGTACGGTTGATACGCTCGGATGTATCAATCATCTCCTGGGTAATGGCAGATACACCAGCAGGAATATTCACCGTACAAACAAGCAGCTCTCCATCTCCTAACTGATATGAATCGGTATAGGTTCTGGCAATAAATTCAGCCGCATAAATATGTGACGCTGTATTAACCTGATAGGTATCTTCTCCAAGGAGGTATCTTCCCTTTAGCACAATTGCATATTTCTTACCTGCGCTAAGTGCAAGAGAAATATCCTTACGATGCTGAATAGTTACCTGGTAGAATTCACCAATATCCACTGACGCTGCGCCAGCAGTTTTATCACCATCCACTGAGGTGATTAACAGGTTCATCCCACCACCAGGCTTAGGTAAGAAACCGGCATAAAATCCAGGATCAACAATTCCCCTGAATTTTCGGTTTAGCGCGGCTGACAGATATGGTTCGTGGTATTGCACATCAGCCACCAGAGCCAACGACTCGGGTGATGGGTAAGTAACCGATGTGACAACTGTAACGTCATTCATCAAGCATATCCTTATGCTGTAGTCGTGTTTATGGCCATAACTGCGGTATATGTTTTGCCCACATACAGCGAGTCTTCCTGGACACAAATAATGGCGATTGGCTTGTTCTCGTTATCCAGAACAACCAGAGTGTTGAATGGGTAGTTTTTCCCTTCCTGCAACTGGCTTTGATCAAGGTCCATTCGGACAGTAATTATCCCACCTGAGTAGGTTGGCACGAGGTTGATGGTGCAAAATTGACTGGTTAGTTCTGCCAGATCGAAAGCCTTTGGCAGTTCTCCAATCTCATAAGTGCCATCTCCTTTCTTAGTAACCAGCGAACTGGTACCGAAAACGGCCTTGCTGATTAAAAATCGAGAGCCTTTGTTAATGGACGATTCAGCGCGCCGCTGATAGTAATAGTCCAACAACTGACTCTTATAGAGGTTTGTTGAGACGTCAGACATGATTTTCCCTAATCAATGTTGTGAAGCCTCATTGTAAGATAAGTAACTTGTCACCCCGCCCTACGGACGGGGTGATTGTCAGGCGTCGCTATCCAGCAACAAATCATCTGCGCGTGTGCGATCAAACGTAGGTGTCGCTTTCACAATAGTGCCACCAGGCGTTGCGGTGATCGGGGCGCTAATCGACGTAACTCCAGTAAGCGAAGTTGTATCCGAAGTTTCAAACCAGCAGAATGCTTTTTCGGTATCAGAAATCTCGTTCAAAGTGATCATGTCGGCCTGTTCATTTACAACAACCGACAAATAGAGCGTAAGCCCATCAAACACTATATGCAGTGGCAGTAGAGGCTTTACGAACTGATTAAACTTTCTGAGAATTTCTTCTGTAATTGCAGACTGATCTATCGTGCCAGTAATACCCATTGTCCTGGCCAGGTCGTTTATGGGAATACTGATCATCCCTCTGGAAGTCAGAAACATCTCGCCGAATGTGCCGCCGGTAGTCTCCAGTGTGCTTTCTGGTATTAGAACTGTGCCATAGGGATGACGCTCAAGGTCCACCGGTGCATATATCGGATCCCATAAAACAGAAATACCGTTAAATTCGCGGTAAATTGTCTGGTTTATAGGACGTTCAGTTCCCTTAAAGTGGATCTCATCAAGCCGCTGTTGTAACAACATCGGAACGGAAGATGAGTTCGAGGTTCTGATAGTAAAGAACTGGCCAAGTTCATTTGTCCTGGTCTCCAGATCCTCCTTGCTCATGGAGAAAATAGACTTCCGGTTGGTAATTCGCTCCAACCATGGGTCAACAAAGGTGTCCATCATTGACTGAACCAAATCAGCCAATGATTTATAGAGCAATGACTTTTGCTTAGCTGATGTAAGCCGGTTATTAAACCAGGAACGCTGCATCACTCCTCCTCATACGAAATATTAAAGGTGGAGTTTTCTGTATCCAGATAAACGAAATCGTAAAAGCCGTTGGACTCATTCCACTCGACAAATTCCAGATAAAAAGTCGCGGAAATAACCCAGCGTTTCGATAAACGCCCAAACGTCTTTTTCTTAATCAGGATGTACTTTCCGACGCGGTTCGGATCAAAGAAAGTTGAGTCGCGCCCAAATTTTGTTTCCAGTGCCGACTTCAGCTCATCGGTCACATTCTCAATGGTCAGGCTTGCCGATATCCGTCCGGTGATGGTTATCTTAAATGGTAGTTTTCTGACCTCTTTATAAGAGAATTTCTTGTTCAACTCATTCGGCACCTTCTTAAAGGCAGCCAGGATCATTTCTTCAAGCTCTGACTGGCTTTTATTTGGATGCCATCCTGAAATAAATATCTTATTGATATTCTGAACATTATAAGCACCATCTAATTTCTCTTGCTGGCCTTCGCCCCATGCCTTTACCCAGGACAGTCCCGGGATGTTACGCACCAGAAAATACGTATAGTCCCCGCCCCATACGACCTGATCATCATAGGCAAGGTAATATTGTGCACGGTTACGTGTGATCTCCGTTGTTTCGGCATCGGTACCGGCGGTTATAGGTGTCGTTGTCTTAACTGAAATCGAGTTGGCTAAATTAGCCGCAGAATCGACAGGCGTCAGGTTTTGGCCAGCAACAAGGGTTATATCTCCGTTGGTGCACCATACCTTAAGTGTAATGGTCGAGCCTTCTGGCGGTATTTGCCCAATTAGCCCATCACCGAATCGAACCCCCAACTGCTCGGATGGTTTATAAAACTCAACGTAGACCTGGCTTTTACTACCGGCTAACCGGAACATAGTGCTGGAAGACCACTGCGTGGTCTTACCATCGGTCGTCACGAATACTTCCAGCTTATAGCAGACAGCAGTGAGAGCCTTTGATAACACGACTTCCAGAAATTCTTTGGCTGCCGTAACGGTATATGTCACCTCCTGGATTTCCAACTGTGCCACTTCTACCGTACCGGTGCCGTCAACCAACCTGCATACATCCATAGTCATGTAAGGGTACTGGTCGTCAGATATTAAAGGCATGTTTTTGGGGATTACCGCTGGGGCATCTTCACTTGTGGCGGTGATCTCAATCATCCCCGATGACGGTGTTGGCTTGGTACCAACGTAACTATTCGTTTCTGCCGCTGCCAGGATAGAGGAACGCCGCGTCGCGGTCGATATAAAGCCTTCAGCCAGCGCCGCATCGGCATACTGAAAGCACCTGTAGACAATCTGGGTAATAAACAATGTCAGCATCGAGACAAATTGAGAGCCGACAAACTTCGACCAGAATGAATCTTTCTCGACAAGCTCTTCAAACTCTGCACGAATACTGTCTTTAGTCGGTGTTGTTTTACTCATAGCACCACGTCCTGTGTGATAGTTATATCCCTGATACGAATGGATATTTTCAACTTATCAAAAGCATCTCCCTCGGCTACTGACAAGCCAGAAATCGGTATGTCAGGTAAATCTACCGTCAGTTTTTGCAACAGCATTGCCTCAACCGCAATTTGAACATGCGACAAGTTGGTCGGTTCGTGTTTAAACTGCGGTAAAACATTGCCCCATGACGGATCTCCGTATACCTCACCCTGATAAGTGTTTAGCCACTCATATAAACGAGCGCCCCAGGCCTCCTCCTGGGACTCATACGTTTTTACGCCGGATAACTCCAGCGTCAGCAAAGGATCAATTTCGTTATTGTTGGCCATCAATCAACTCTCGCGTAGTCATTCATCAACGGATCATCAATTGACAGTGGTACCGTGCGCATAACGCCCGGCTGAGGCGTGCTGACCTTTACGACAGTTCCCTGGCCTTTCGCCGAGTCTTTGGTGTGCTCTTCAATCCTGGCAAGCAATGAGGTCATCTGCGCAAACAGCCGCTTCGTTTCACCATCAAGTGAAACGGTATTATCAGCCAACTGCATTGTCGGCTTGGCACCGGAACCGCCAAGGTCACTAATAACCTGCCCGTCTATCTGCATACGACCAGTTGGTTGCTGCAAATCGTTGACGGCAGTCGTCACCTGGGACGTGGAGGCTGGTTGAGGAGAATTATTTGAGCGCATTCCCCGGGCATTAATGAGTTTGTCATACAGCCCATCAATCCCCATTTGTGCACCGAGTTGGTCAAAGTAACTTGAGTTGTTTGCTACCGGACGTGCCTCTTCAACTGGCATAGGTGTATCAACATACACATTGCCAGCAGCCGTTGCGGTCCCCTTCCCTCGTGCACGTTCTTCGAGCGTTCCCTGAACGACTTCCCGACGCATCCCCCGGCCATTCATGAATTTGTTGACCAGATCGTTAACGCCAACAGTATTGCCGATTTTGTCTACCAGACCGCCCTTCTCAAACGGACTATCACCAGGGGTAAACGCCAGACCAGTAGACTGATCGATAACGGCGTTATCAGGCAGTGCCCCCCTTATTCCATATTGCGCTCCACCCTGTGCTCCTGCTCCAGGTGTATAGATTTCACCACCTAAATAGCGAGCACGATGAGTATTGACCTTGATCGCATACTCACGGTTTTCCTTCGATAAGTCACCTGTGCCTTTTTTCCAGTTGTTAATAGTCCTAAAACCAGCGTTATATGCGGTGATGGCCTCGTTCCAATCTCCCTTTGCTTGTTTCAAATACTTGCTCATGAGAAGAGCAGCAGCTTCTGCCGATTTTTCCGGATTAAACGAATCTTCCCGGGATAATCCAGTTTCCTTACGAGCAATGTCCGTAAACTGAAACATTCCTAGCGCACCAGTTTGAGATTTTGCATACGGATTGCCATTAGATTCAGTAGCTGCAATAGAATGAAGAGTGCCTTCTGGAAGACCATATTTATTCTCTAGTTCAGCAAAATACGGAGCCAACTTATCGAGATTTGCCTTACCTTCAGCGCCAAGACTTCCGACTTTCACATCCAAGTTGCCATTGTTGTAGGTATCCGCAGCTTTCTGAATGTCATTCCTGGTGCCAGTGGTATTAAGCGATGATGATGACGAGCTATTTTGACCAATAGCATTATCAATTTTCTGCAACGCGCTATTGCCCGTTTCTACGGCATTTGCATTGATAATCTGATTAGCAGTTTCTTTAACTGTTTTATTGCTATCTTTCGCCATATCCAGGGCCGCATTTATCACGCGGGCAGCAATATTAGTCTGTTTGGCATTAGATTTAGTTTTAGAATCAGATGTCCCCTGGTGGCTATTAACCGGAGTTTTTAACTCTGGCGTGATTTCTTTTGCATTAGCCTCGCCGATCGGATTGGGTATTTTTGATACAATCATTGCCGCAGGGGTATTTTTAACGGCATCAACCGCTGCATCTAATGCTTTACCGGGTAAATTTTTAACCCCATTCCAAATATTACCAGCCGCCTCTTTAATGTGTTTCCCTGGGTTCTTAATGAAATCAATTTCACTATCAATTGCATCACTGAAAACCTGTTTCAGGTTATCGACAGTAAAGAAGTCTTTGATGGCATCCAGCTTTTCAAGCAGCTTATTAGATGTATCGCTAAACCATGCTGAAACAGCATCACCAATCTTTGCTGTATAATCATCGAACTTGGTAGAAATGGTGTCGCCAAGGTTAGAAATATATGTTTCTAAGTTGGTAATCCCACTATCAATGGCCTGGGCAATACTTTCCGTCGAAAATGATTGCAACATATTGCCGATCTCCTCAAATCCAAGTGATTTGAGAACCTCACCAATGGCACTGCTAATGCCAGATACCAGTCCTCCCATATCGAGAACGTTAGCCAGTGTATAAGCCGCTTTTTGCTGAAAAGATGGGTCTTCCCCACCCTTAAGCCCAAAGATCCGGCGTTGCGCTTCTGTATCATTCCAACCGGTTACCGCATCATAAATACCTCCAGCCACTGTGCCGACTAGGGGAATTGCACGTAACGCCCCTTTACCAACAGCCTTTAACCCCAGTTTACCAGCTGCCCGGGCAGCCAAATCTCCGCCTTCATGGGCGAGAGTCTTCTTGCCACCACCGCGTAGCATTCCTACAAGTTTCTTTACCCCCAGAGCGCCAAAAGCGAGTGCTCCAGCTTTTTTCAGCATGCCACGCCCCATTAACAACGACGCGACGCCACCGGCCCCCTTCCCTAACAGGCTAAATAGTTTGGACAGCAAGCCGCCCTTCTTTTTCCCGGTGTTTTTGGCTATCTGATCAAGGGCGCTGAGAATCTTGTCATTGCCCTCTTTAATTTCGCTGGTCTGCTCCTGAAGTTCCTGAACCGTCCGTTTTTGGGTGTTAACCTGAACGACATCGGCACTATTTTGCGATTTACGCCTAAAAAAACCTTTTCTACGGCTGTTATCGTCATTGCCACGAATCACATCGGCAATAGACTTTCTGGCACCATTAAGCGATCCACCAACTTCTTTTGATATCCCGCCAAGCTCCTTCCCTGCAGCCCACAATGGGCCAGCCACGGCATAACCTAACGCATCGACGGCACGAGTCTCTGAAGGGTTTCCTATGCCTTCAGCTACTTTTGACAGTTTTTTTAATAAACCTGATTCAGCATTTAGACGCTCATCATCCTCTTTTCGCCTGGCCTTTTCTGCTCGTTCAGCACGGGCATCTTCCGCTGCGGCCTTACTCCCTGACTTTCCAATAAAACGACCACGCGCATCTCGTTGGTTTTGGCTTTTTTGCGCACCGCCTTTTTGACCGAACATTTCGCGAGCGTGTTCGGCTGCTTCGGTCCGTTGTGCCTTTACATTCTCAGGTATAGCCTTCCTGCGTCGTTTTTTACTCTTTGGTGTAGTTGATTTGGCCTGCTGTTCCTGTTGAGCAACATCCTCCTGAACTACACGAGAAACATCCCCTAAATTAAGCCGTTTCATTGCGTCAACAATAGGATCTACTGATGGCGCTTTAGCCACAAAGTCAGGCCGGGAATTTTCGATTGTGCGATTTAATGCCGACACACTGCGAGAGACAGGATCAACAGTTGCAACGCGTCCCCTTTTCAAATCTTCAACAGCTTCCCGGATACCTGCAAGCTCTTCCAGCTCTTTTGCGCTGGCGGTTTCAACTGTCCTTATAACATCGTCAATGTTGGCGTTTTTTCTTTCCATGATCTTATCGCCTACCGTTTCGGTTTAAGTTTTTCTTCCAGCTTCTCCAACAGGAAAAACGCATAGGATTCAGTGAGCCTTTCAGCGTCTTGAATCGGTATACCCCCATACAAAACCAGGTTGGACACTAAGGTCTGATAGCTTTTCAATCCCCACCTGTGGAATGAAGTCGGTAGCCCGAAAGGGCACCCACAGACGGGTATACGCACCCTCTGTGGACTCCTTTTTATCCTGGTTTGGGCATTTATGCGGCGGGAGACGAAGACGCATTTCGCCTTTATCTATGTAGCACGGTAATCCATGTTCGAGCTTTTCATGAGCCAGTCGGATGTTTGCCGCCAGCTTCATAAATTCAGTATCAATGGCCATCCGTTTAATCGTTTCATAACGACGCTCAGCCTGATCTTCACGAGTACCGCTAACATCGTTATAAAGCTCACACTGATAAGCGAATTCCCAAAAACGCAAATCAACGATCGCTTCTTTGAATTCCGCGTCGTCTTCAGGTGGCAATGCTGCACGGCGCATCTCCAGCATTTCCATTGCCCAACCATCAAGCGGCACGATACGCCATTGATAGGGTACGCCCTCTACAGACACCTCAATATCGTCAATGAACGGTTCCGCTTCCAAGACCTGGATATCTTCAGCCAGAGCATTCATATCGCAATCGTAATAATGCTCTTTACCGCAATGTTTACAGGTGTAGGTGAATGTCTCGACCGGTGTTTCACGGGAGCCGGTAAATATCCACCATAACGAGGTAATTCGGTCCTGCGCCGTCCATGTCAGGGGATCATGTTTCGCGGGTTCAGCCAGCAAGGCTTTTAAATACGCCGTTGTCTGTTGTTCTTGTTCCTCCGGTGTTATCGAGTTGAAACGCATCGCATCAGCAATATTTGGCTGACGGAACTGGATCAATTCAGTTGGCCGCGATGGTAGCGGGAAAAGAGGTAAAAGCATCCTTGCTCCTTAATTCAAAGAGAAAAGCTAAAGCCCAGAAGGGAAGCCAAAGAACTTGAGGATTGGTTAAACGTGCTGTGCAATGCGAAGGTCATTGGGAATGACTTAAATTCAGTAACCTGATCCCGCGCATAGGTGACATCGCCGGTAGTGACCGGGAATACCGTCATCTCATTTTCCAGTTTGGTTAAACCGGAAGACAGCAACCGATAAATACGCGCATTGAGCAAATATTTAGACGGTATATTCACGGTGCCGTCAGGATTGATCACCCGACTTTTTGCCGTATTAAACCAGTCAAAAACAAGGCCATCACCGGTATCCCTGACCATCATTGTTATCTGCCCAGGAGAACGCTCCGTTGGCTGAAGGATATTCCCTCCGCCGATTTTAATCGTTTCATATTCGATGCTGTAATCGTGGTAGGTAATGTCTTTGGCAAAGAAGTCTGCCCCCTCCAGTCCATCAACTTCGACAGAGAACTGCCATCCTTGCGCGAACAGCATTTTGTTCATGATGATTGACGTCAGCTTACCAACTTCCCGCTCACCAACGCCGGAGCCAAATAATGTCGTCGTTAATGCCGAAGATACATAAGACTTTACTGATGCAACATTAAGTCCCATATCAACGACCTCACTTCAACATGGATGAGAAAAGAACAATACCCGGGATAATTGCCCTTGTTGCGCTCATTTTCTCTTCCAGATCCAGCTTTCGCTGATACAGTGTGTTCTCGTCGGATAAATTGCTGGCATCGAGTTTCCCCGCGATAGATATTCTTCGCAGGCGATCTGTGTTAGGTATCGCGATTAGCACTTCCAGATAGTCAGAAAGTAACCCAATGATTTCAGATGGCACTTCCCCATTATCCAGATCCATATCACGTAAATTAGCCAGATATGACACATTCAGCGGGTATACCGCTCGATGAGTATCTTCAAGCTCGATATTCCCATCGTAAACATCGGAGTAGACAAGATCGCCGGTGTGATCTGTAACCGATACGAGCGCAAGAAAATCAGCTGGGCAAGCAAGTGATTTACAGGTCTGATCAGTGAAGCGTATCCGCTTGATGTGCCCCGCCCTATCCTGGTAGGTTCCCAATGCTTTTCTTAGCAGGGATTCCAGTAAAGCAGGTTCATCCGCAATCAAAGGTGTGAAGCGGGATTTGACGTCTTCGAGTAATTGTCGTGGTGTCATTGAAACCTCGTAGAATCTGGTGTGTTAACCGATTCTACGAGTAGTCATTTGTCCATTGAGTGGGAATATTGCCGTCTGGGAGCAATATGGTATCATTAAGTTAGAGTAGGTAGTGTAGATGGAATGAGGAGTATCATATGGTTATCACACAATCAGGTTGCTTTGAGTCAGGTTGTTTTGAGTAAAACAATAAAACGCCCTTTAATGGGTGATGCTGCCAACTTACTGATTTAGTGTATGATGGTGTTTTTGAGGTGCTCCAGTGGCTTCTGTTTCTATCAGCTGTCCCTCCTGTTCAGCTACTGACGGGGTGGTGCGTAACGGCAAAAGCACCGCCGGACATCAGCGCTATCTCTGCTCTCACTGCCGTAAAACATGGCAACTGCAGTTCACTTACACCGCTTCTCAACCCGGTACGCACCAGAAAATCATTGATATGGCCATGAATGGCGTTGGATGCCGGGCAACAGCCCGCATTATGGGCGTTGGCCTCAACACGATTTTACGTCACTTAAAAAACTCAGGCCGCAGTCGGTAA